ATGGACGACACCCCCCACATCACCGCCTGGCTGGACCACCTCACCGCCGTCGGCCACCCGGCCACCACCCGCGACACGTACCGGTGCGTGCTCACCCGCGCGTCGCGGGAGTTGCCCCACGGACTGGGCCAGGCGCTGCCGGAGGAGCTGGTCACCTGGCTGGGCAGCCACCGGTCCCTGGCCACCCGCGGCGCCTACCGCGCCGCGCTGACCAGCTTCTACCGCTGGGTGTGCTCAAACCGCCGGCTCCGCGGCGTCAACCCGGCCGCCGACCTGCCGCGGATAAAGCGGCCGCGCAGGCTGCCCCGGCCGGTCGAGCACCACGAGCTCAAGCTGATCCTCGAGGATGCGGCGGAGCCGGTGAGGACGTGGGCGGTGATCGCCGCCTACTCGGGCGCGCGGTGTTGCGAGATCGCCCGCCTGGACCGGTCCGACGTGAGCGAGCGGTCGCTGAGGCTGCACGGCAAGGGCGACGAGGAACGGTCCGTGCCGGTGCACCCGCTGGTGTGGGCGGCGCTGCGTGACCTGCCGGCCGGGCTGGTGGCCGGCGGTCAGAACCCGTCGCAGGTGTCCCACCGGGGCAGTGCGCAGTTCCGCAAGCTCGGGGTGGCCGGTGGGTTGCACCGGCTGCGGCACTGGCACGCGACACACGCACTGGCGCACATCGGCAACCCGCGGGTGGTTCAGGAGCTGCTGGGCCACAAGTCGATCACGACCACGGCGGTGTACACCGCGGTCAGCGATGCGGCGATGCGCGCGGCGGTGTTGGCGCTGCCGCCGCCGGGTGGCGTCTGAGTTCACCCGAACGGGTGATGTAGCGCGCTTGACCCATGGCCTGTAGCGCGCTACAGTAAAGACATGACACAGACCTACATCTACTTCGAGGGATGCGGCTTCGAGTCCGAGCCGTTCGTGGCGCAGGGCGATGACGCCGCTGAGGCGCACGTGCTGTCGACCTTCCGGTCGGAGTCCAACGTCGACTTCGACGGAGATGAGGGCGGCATCGTCCGCGTCGACGCCGACGGAGAGCGTGAGATGGTCATCGACTTCCCCGGCGAGAACATGATCCCCGACCCGGCCGGTCAGCGGCAGTCCTACCGTGGGGGGTGCTGAGTGGACTGGCTGGAGTTGGTCGAGCAGGTCACGCGCAGTCGCGCCCGCGCGCGGGCCGAGATGGACGGGTGCGAAACCAACTGGCGGCGGGTTGTCGCCGACGCGATGCGCGCGGAGGGGGTCAACCGGCGGCTGGTAGCTGAGGCTGCCGGGGTCACCGTTCGCCGCGCCTACCAGATCCGGGACGGGCGCCGATGAGCGTGTCCTTCGCCGCGTCCATCTATGTTCTAGTCCGACCAGGTGGCTCGACGTGAGGCTGCTTCCACCGGAGGCTGCCTGGCGCAACCACGACGCCATCCAGTGCCTGGAGTGCGGACAATGGCGGGCCGCACTTGGTAGGCACCTGGCTAGGCACGACATGACCGCCGCTGAGTACCGAGCCGCGTGGGGAATGCGCCAGCGGCAGCCGCTGACCGCCGGCTACCTGTCGCAGGTTCGGCGGGAAGTCGCCGTGGCCACCGGAGGGCCAGACCGGATGCGCCAGTTCGCCCCGCAGGTCGCGCCACTTGCCGCCGCCGCCCGGGCGGGCCGCGAGCGGCGTGAGCAGGAACGCCGCAGCCTGCACCACATGCAGGTCGCGGCGGCGGCAAGATCCGCAGCACAGGCAGAGAGCCGCGCAAAAGTGGCCGCTCGGCGCCTGGGGTATGCAGATGTCGGCGCCTACCTGGACCGGCGGTACGCGGTCGACAGGCAGCCGATCCGCGTCCTGGTCGCCGAGCTGACCGTCAACAAGCAGGTCGTACGCCGACTGATGGACACCCATCGCGTGGCGCTACGTGGCCCAGGGCCGGCTCCAGCCGCGAAGGCCGGGTGGGCTCACGGAGCGTCCGGACACCGGAATCATGGATGCCGGTGCGTGGTCTGCACCACCGCGAAGGCCAGCCAAGCCCAGGCAGGCCGAGCCGCACGGGCGGCCCGGTTGAAGGTCGACCCGACGCTGGTCGAGCACGGGACCACGAACGCCTACCGGCAGTGGGGTTGTCGGTGCCGCCCGTGCACCCGGGCGCACTCCCGGGAATGCGCCGAGCGCCGCCGCCGCGCACGCAAGGCGACCCCGGCAGCCAGCCGTAGCTGACCGCCGGGGTACGGTCGAAGCCTCTCACTGAATGGACCCGGCGAGACGCTTCGGCGCTCGCCGGTTCTCCGTCTACGCCGCCCAGCGGGGCCGCCAGCGGACCAGCTCGTCCGCCGCCACCAACCGCGGCAACCGACCCGCGGGCAACACCGACCGGGACGTCACCAGACCAACATCAGCCGCGCCGTCCGCGCACACCCGCACCAGATCCGGCCACCGCCACACCACATGCTCCACCGTCCAACCGCGGCCCTGCGCCACCTCCGTCAGGTGCCGGATGATCCTGTCAACCTCCCGGTGCTGCGGCACGTAGAGCGCTGCCCGCATGGCGACGCCTCCCCCTCCTCCCGCCACCAGAGTGATCGCCGGAGGGGCGCGCGGAGAGGGTCATCCGGACGGCTCGGCCGGCTGTCGGGTTCCGGACTGGCCGACCCTATGTAGAGACCCTGGTACAGTGAGCCCTCGTGAACGTGACTCTAGCCACGGCAAAGGTCCTCGCCGCGTTCCTGGACACGCAGCCCCGGTACGGCCTGGAGCTGATCAGGGAGACCGGTCTGCAATCCGGGACGCTGTACCCCATCCTGGCCCGGCTGGAGCGCGCCGGGTGGGTCGACTCCGCCGCGGAGGACGTGGCGCCGCAGTCCGTCCGCCGGCCGCGCCGCCGCTACTACCGGCTGACCGGGAAGGGCGACGCAGCCGCCCGCCTTTGCAGAGCCGCCCTCGCCCTTTAGGGCCGCCACTCCGGCTGGTAGTCGGGGTGGTCGTCGTCGACCGCACCGAGCAGGCGCAGCGTCGGGCACGGCCAGTCCCCGTGCAGCTGATCCTGGTCATCGCGCCACGAGCAGACGGCGCACCCGGGCGGGTCGCCGGGGCCGCGGTACTCCAGGGGGTGATGCAGCGCCACGATCCGACGATCGGCGTCCACCCGGCGCAGCACCCGCGCCGGGTCATGCCGGGCGATGTGACCAGCCACGGGCGGGACCACCTCCTCCGATCCGGGCAGCGGCATCTGCGGCAACCCGTCCCCGTAGCCGGTGGACCACCGCTCTACCGACCGCAGCTCGGCGGACACGCAGCCATCGGAGCACTCCAGGAACTCACCCAGCATCGGGTCGACGGTCAGCACCTCGTCGTTCCGGCCGCACACCCATTGCCAGTGCACACCACCCGGCTGGATGGCGTAGTCCTCCGGCCTGCCGACGCCCTCGACGCCGGGCGGCAGGTAGTGGCATCGGCTCGACTCGCGCGCCCACTGCTCATCCTCGGCCCGCCGGGCGAGCACAAACTCCGCCAGCGTCATGGCTCACTCCGATCAACGCACTGCCGCGGATGCGCATCCTCGTAGAGGAACGCGACGCTGAGCCCGACGCCGAACACAGCGAAGACCAGAACGACCCCCGTGGCCACGTGGGCAGCACGCCAAATGCCGGTCGCGCCGGCGCCGTCGCGCAGCCCGACCAACAGACCCACGGCCAGCAGCGCGATGATGACTATCCAGTCCATCAGTCCACACTCCCATCCGGCGGCACCAGCCCGTGCTCCCGCAGCTGGGCCTTGATGTCCGCCTCGGTGCGCCCGTACATAACGATCACCTTGCCGGCGTAGCCGAGCTGGTCCCCGTCGAACGCGATCGGCGCCGCCAGCCGGGTCACGTTCTCGCCGGACAGCCCGAGCAGCATGAACGGCCGGTCGCCGAGCTGCCCCGCTACCCTGATCACCGGGCACCGCCTCCATTTTCGCGGATGTAGCGACGTAGCGCCCGCTCTATGGCCGGCTTGACGACCTCGGTCATGCTGTCGCCCCGACTCGCGGCGATGGCCTGCGCTTCGTCCCACAGGGCACCGACTCTGATGTTCCGCTTCGGCGTGACGCCGGTGCGTGGTCGGCCCCGCGGCCGGGCGGCTTCCTCCATGCCAGCAACTGTACCACGAACCAACCACCTTTTTGTACCACCGACTGTGACCAAAAGTATGAGGTCTGGGCCTTGCTTCCCCGCCTTACTGTGGTACAGTTATCTTGTAAGGCAGAGGGAAATTGAAATCTACAAAGAGGTCCCAGGCCAAATGAGAAAAGCGGCCACCGCGGGTAGAACCGCCCGGGACGAAGGAGGACCTGCAGCCTCCTAGCTGGCGCGGCTGACCCGTCATGCGGCGATGTGCTCCCCGGACTGGCTCACGGGAACCGGGGATAGGCCAAGGTCACCGTCCATCAATGAGCCCTACACCCGCGCCAGCTAGGAGGATGCAGGGTCCTGCAGCCTCCAGCACAGCCAGCGCCCAGCGAACCCGACACCGGGGGAAGCCGCGCGGCACGGCAAGGTCACGGTCTGGGCGTGGCCGCTAGTCGTCGCCGCTATACCCGCACCGCTTGCGGACCATGCGGATGAAAGAGCAGCGTCGCTGGCTGTGCCGGTGGATGCAGGACCGAGAGCAGACGACGACCGGGAGCACAACCCAGCAACGATAGGAGCCCGACGATGGCCACCACCACCACACTCACCATGGAACGCATTGACGACTGCGAGGGCGACGGCACCTGCGGCGCGTGCGGCCGGGAAGGGCTGCGCTGGGTCGTGACCCTCTCCGACGGCAGCCGAGTCGGGCTCGAATGCGCGAAGAAGCTGGTCGGGTTCCGTCCGGCGCCCCACACGTACAACTGGGTCGCCGACTACGAGCCAGTGGCCGAGTACCGCGACGGCCGCGACGTGTTCGTGATGTGGCAGCACAAGACGCGCAACATCACTAGGGAGACGCTTAACGGGCATCTGCATTCGGTTGGTGGAGTCCGGAGCGACTGGCAGCGGCGCGGTTGGGGACGCGATGGTTGATGGAAGCGATAGGCCACACTGGGAAACCACCACCACCCGAAAGGACGATCTTGATGCGTACGTACTGGTCCGAGGAACTCGGCCGCCACGTCACCATCCCCGACGACACTGAGGAGACCACCATGACCCACAGCCCCGAGTCCGCCAGCACCCCGATCAGCATGGGCGGCTACCGCTACAACCCGGCCGACCCGCAGGACGTTGCCGACTTCGAGAACTTCGGCGCCGACGAGCTCCGGGGCCTGGAGCGCAACGACAACTACGACTTCTCGCAGCACCCGGCGATCGACCCCGGCGAGACCGACTACGGCACCGTGACCGACTACGCCACCGGCGAGGCAATCCGCCCGGCCACCGCCACCGAACACGCCCAGTCGCTGGCGGCTGGTGAGGTCGGCGCCTACCGCGACCTGGACGGCCGCGCCGTGTTCGTGGCCGGCGGGCCGGAGTCGCTGGCCTGAGCGCTGCCCGGTCCTCACCCGCTCCGGCGGGCGGGGGCCGAGTGGCGGAGCAGACCCACCACCCGACCAGAGAGCAGGATCCCATGACCTACCCACTCACACCCACAGCACCCACCATGCCCACCGCACCCATCCAGCCGCAGCCGGCCCAGCCGGTACGGCACCGGCCACCCGCGTGGCTGGTGGTCGGCTTCACCGGCCTGGCCAGCCTGCTCATCGGGATCGGCATCGGCGGCAGCGGTGACGCCACCGCCCCCGCGGCCACCAGCCCACCGCCCGCAGCGGTCGTCACTGTCCCCGCCGCGTGCCTGGACGCCCTGGACGACGCTGAGGAGCTGATGGCGATCACCAGCGAGTTCGCCGGCATCGTCGAGGGCCTGCCGATGATGGTCTACGAGGCGGCCCAGGCCGGCGCATCGTTCGACACCGCGGCCATCGATGGACTGACCGTACGTTTGGAGGAGATCACGGTGGAGGTGGAGGAGCTGACCGCGCGGGTCAGTTCGTCCGGGTACCGCGACCAGGCGGCCCAGTGCCGCACCGCAGCCGGCGAGTAACCGAACCGGCCCCGACCCACCCGACCAGAGGAGCAGACATGATCACGATCAGCGGATACAACCCGGATGGCGGCTTCGCGATGGACCCGCCGGACCAGCCCTGGTTCGATCCCGCACCGGTGGCACCAGCCGGCGGCACGCACGAGGACCGAGCGGCTCACCGGTACATGGAGCAGCGTCAGGACGACCTGACGCACCGCCATGAGTACGAGATGTGGGCGCGCAGGCACGGCCACCTGCAGGGCATCACCCGCGGGTGTCCGTGCGGATGCGACTAGGACACGACGGAGGGGAGCCCTCCCGGGCCACCAAGTCCGGGAGGGCTCCCACTCACCCACCACCCGCCGCGCTCCGCCAGCGCAGCCAGTTATGCCATTCGCGCCGCGCCTACGGCCGGTCGCACGCCGGTGGCTTGAACGCCGGGTCTCCGTTGCCGTGCTGGCCTGGTGCGCAGCTGTGGGACTCGCCCGGTCCGGGGTTGGCGCCGGCTGGCGCCGCGAGCCCGGCCGCTGCGAGCAGTCCTGCCGCCACCGCCGCAATGATCTTGATCCGCATGGTTCCTCCTCCGCTCCGTACCATTATCGCGCGGTGGCATGACGAAGGGCGGCCCGGCCGGGGAGTCCCCACTCCCGGCCGGGCCGCTACCCCACCGCCACCCGAACAACGATCTTCCTAGACTATGGCTCCCCCGAACATCAGGTGAACGCTCAGCCAGGCCAGCGCGAGCACCAGTACCCCCCGGCGTACCCACGCGCCGGCCGTGGCCTTCGTCCCCTTGGCCGTGCCGAAGATCAACCACAGGTGGGCGCTGAGTGTGCCGCTGAAGTCGCCCCGCCGGCGGTAGCGCAGTGACCGGTAGATGGCGATGCCCTCCACCGTGGCGAAGTAGCCGGCGAAGCCGATCCATGCCCAGGTGTACCAGCTCATGCCAGCACCACAAAGATGATCAGCACGAGGCTCGCGAGGCCGATCAGCAGTAGGCCGGGACCGAAGTAGTCCCGAGGCTCCCCCGGCTCGCTCACCGCTGGACCTCCTGCCGGTCCCGCCGCGAGGCGCAGAGCGGATCCCGGTAGAACTGGCCAGCCTCGTTGACGCCACACGCGCAGGCCGGGCCGCAGTGAACCAGACTCTCGTGCACCGGCGCCCCCGCAGCGGCCAGGGCCATCCGCCACGCCCGGATCATCGGCAGCACCTCGGTCTGCACTACCTGGTGAGCGGACAGCGGCCGGGCATGGTCACCCAATCCCAGCTCCCGCAGGATCGCGGCAAGGTCGTCCTGCATCACGTCCTGCTCGGTCCGACTCACTCCAGCGCCACCAGCAGGATGCAGCGACGCGGACGGCGGGTCGTACCCGGCGGCCATCCTGGCGCCGATGACGTGGGCGTTGCCGCGCCGCTCCCGGTGCCGTTCCGTCTCCCGGGGCCGGCTCACCGCTGGGCCGCTTCCTGCTGGGCGGCCAGCCGGCGGTGCTCCGCCGCGGTCAGGTGAGGCAGCGGCGCCGGCTGGGGGACACCGAACACCGCACTGTAGATGCCGACCGCTGCGGTCGCGACCAGCACCCACTCCAGCGGCGTCACGCCGCCGTCGGCCAGCGCGGTACCCAGCGCGCCCAGCCCGGCGAGCACCCCACCGGCGACCGCCTTGACCTGCTCCCGCACCGGCGTACCCGTGGGTCCGCTCATGACTCCTCCTCATCCACCTCGACCGAGGCGACCCGCGCGAGCCGGCGCAGCAGCCGCTCCACCCGCCGTAGCCGGCGGCGCACCACGTCCAGCAGCAGCCCCACCGCGCCGACCATCAGCAACAGCGCCGCGTGCAACCCCTCCTGCAACTCCATGGCTCAGCCCGGGACCGGGGCCAGCCGCCGGGCGATCTCGTCAACCACCGCGGCCGCGTCCCGCTCGCCGCTGGTGGCCTGCCGCACCAGCTCCGCCAGCTCCGCCCGCTCCGCCGCCGCGGCCCGCTCGGCCACCTCCCGCGCCGTGTCCATCTCCGCCAACCGGATGGACACCTCCAGGTGGTGCTGGTCAATCCTGGCCAACACGGCCAGCGCGTCTCCGCCGGTGACCGCGGCCAGCACCGCCTCCAGCAGCTCCCGGTCGCGGATCTGACCCGGCGCCGAGCCGTCGTGGACCTGCCGCACCAGCGTCCCGTAGGACGCGCCGGCGGTCGGGTTCTCCCGCTGCCACACGTCGGCCGCCAGCCTTGCCCGGCCGGCCGGGGACGCGGCCATCGCCGCGTAGCCGAGCAGCCCGGCGGCGACCCGCGACCAGTTGTCCGGCATGGTCTCATCGGCCAGGGCGGTGATCTGCGGCCCGCTGCCGTCGCGGTTCAGGCTCTCAGTCCACATGCTGTCTCCCTCAATCAGCCAGGCGACCCGGTTGCGGAAGGTGTTCATGCCGAATGTCGGGTCGCTCTTGTCTCCGGGCTGGTGCTCTTTGTGTCCGACCAGCTGGTCGGCCGGCCAGCCCATCCGGGTGCAGATCGCAGCCCAGCCGCGGGCGTACGCCTCGTACTGCACAGCCGGCCACGGCTCGGTCCGGTTGTCGTTGCACGCTTCCACCCCGAGCAGGTTGGTGTTGCCGAGCCCGGCGGCGGGGCCTGCCCAGCCGGTCAGGGCGGTGTTGCACCGGCCCGACGCGAGCACATGCCACCGGCCCGTGCGGTCGACGCAGCAGTTGGCGATCGGCCCGGCCAGCGTTGAGTGGCCGTCGCGGACGATCCGGACCTGGTCCTCGTCGGCCTGTGTGGCCGGCGCGGCGGTGGCGTGGACGATCCCGTACTGGGGTGCCCACGGCTCCCATCCGCGGGTCTGCCAGCCGATGTGAGGCACCACCTGGAGACCGGCGTCGACGAGCACGTCAACCAGCCACAGAGCACGCATCGGCTCACCCGCTCAGGTAGTCCGCGTACAAGTACGCCGGGTTGATGGCACCGGCGTCGACCCGGCCGGTTCCGGTGCCGGACTCCCGCTCACCGGTCAGGACGAACGTCTTCGCGGCGGTGCCCGGCGCTGTCCACTCGGTCTCCGCGTGCACCCGCACACCGGCGCCGTCCTGGACCACCACCCGGGATGAGTGGATCGTGGTCCCCGTGACGCTGTCCTCCCGGATACGCACGAACTCGACGTCACCGTCAACAGACGACCCGTACGAGGCGTCAACGACGATCTTGTACGTCCTGCCGCCCACCGCCGGCACCACCAGCGTCATCGCGACCGTCTCGGTGGTGGTCCACCCGGCCGAGTCTGAGGTGGCGGTGCTCGTGGCGATCCGCTGCCCCGGTATGCGTCCGTCCACATAGAGCGTGCCGGCCATGCTACCCCCAGGGTCCGATCACGGTCTGGTGCCACATCTCCACCGGCGCGCCGGAGGCGTGAGCCTTGACGATCCCGTTGACGCTGCGGGTCACGGTCAGGGTCTGGGTCCGGTTCGGGAAGGTGCCCGAGGCCGAGCCGACGGCGGTCACGGTCATCCGCTCCCCACCCACCTGGATGTCGTAGTCGACGCCCTCGTGGACCCAGTCGTCGCCGCCGCCGCAGTGGATGTCGATACCGGTCTCGGTGGTGTCCAGCGTCTCGTTCAGCGTGGTCGAGTCCGAGCCGGTGATGCCGTAGGTCTGGTCGCCGATGACGGCGACCAGGAACGGGCGGGCGGCGGTGGTGTGCAGATCCACCAGCCACTCATCCACGGTGATCGTCTCGGTGATGCCAAGGACGATCTGCTCTATCTGCTCGGCGGGCATGCCGGCTGGCGGGTTGGTGATGACGATCAGCGCGCCCTCGGTCAGTGCCTGGACGGCGGCGAGCAGCGCCGCCCCGTCCGCCCGCAGCGAAAGCGAGCGCATGTTGATGCGGATGGTCGGGTACCGGTCCTCATCCCAGGTGCCGTGCCACGCCCACCAGCCGGACACGGAGGCCAGATGGGCGTCGGTGGCCACCCCGAACGTCTCCTGCTTCGCCACCCGCCCGGCGGCGTCGACCCCCCGCCGCCCGGTGGTGATGACCGTCCGGTGCTCCCCACCGTCCGGCCGGCCGGCGGTCACGTCGTTCGCCAACCCGAAATCGTCCGGGGTCGGGTCGAACGGCGGGCTGATGTGAGCCTCGGCCCAGTCCAGCGTCAGGTCCGGGGTCCGCGGCAGATACAGGGACGTCAACGCGTTGAACCGCAGCCCGAGCGCGTCGCCCTGCTCCACCAAGATGGGTGCCCGCGACCCGGCCGCTTCGACCTTGGCGCACTCGCCCAGCACGCCCAGGAACTCACCCGGCTGCTGCGGACCCATCATCGCCGACTCCGGAGCCGTACCGACCGAAACCCCGGAGACCGCCAGCGTCACCGGCAGCGTGTTGGTGATGCCAGCGGTCAGCGACGTCCGCACACCTACCGCCCCGGCCGCCGGCAGTGACGAGTCGACCGCCTCCCCCGACCAGTTGGACGGCTGGGGACCGGCCGCATCCCACAGCTTCATCCGCAGCACGTTCCCGCGGCCCTGTGCCCGGATGGCGATCACCGTCGTGTCGTCATACGCCACGGTGCCGTCCACGCCGGTCAGCGCCAGCAGGGTGGCGATGCCGCCCACCGTGGCCGAGATGGACCCTGAGACCGTGCCGCCGGTGAAGAACCGTCCCGAGAAGTTGTACCGGTTGCTGGCGTCCAGGACCCGGGCCACGATCGCGGCGAACATCAGGTCACCGGGACCACCGGTGAGCACGTCGGCGACCCGGACCAGGACCGTCTTGTCGAAGTCCTGCACGGACACGGCCAGGATGCACTCGCGGCCCGACTCCAGGGTGTCAACGTCGATCGTCGCCTCACCGGGGCTGACCGCGTAGTCGGCCGCGTCGCCGCCGGAGGTGGTCCAGTCCCCGCCCCAGCCGGATGACTCCGTGCGGTCAAACGCGTCCACGGCCACCCGCGCGCCGAAGGTCAGGCTGATCCCTTCGTCGAGGCACAGCCGCTCCGTGCGGTCCAGCGCCGTCTCGCCGGCCCAGCCCTCAATCGGGGAGACGACCCCCGGGGCCAGGTCGAACGTCGGCTGGATCAGCCGGAAGTGGTTCGGGTCGGAGGCGACCGCCATGTGACCCAGCCCGACCGGCTCCTTGCCCGACGGGGACGCGAACAGCGGCCGGGGGCGGATGCGGGTGACCCGGCCGACCGGGGCGCCGGAGGCGAACGCCTCCCAGCTCCCGCGCGCCAGCAGCTCCACGATCTGGGTGCCGGGCGAGTCCGGGTCGTTGTAGACCACCACCCCGCCGAGCTGCCACTGCCCGTCGTCGACGTTGGCCGCTGTCGAGGTGTGGGTGACACCGGTGGCGCCGTCGTTGTCCGTGACCACCTGCAGCTTGCCACCTGAGCTGATCTTGAGCGACCAGTCGGTATCCTCCCCGTCGGTGGCCCACTCGCACAGCCAGCACTCACCGGAGCCGGCCGGCGCGCGGAACACCACGTACACCGCCCACGGCGGCCCGTGCGGGGCGACCGACCCGCCCGTCCCCCACCCGAAGTAGCCGCTCACCGGCCACTCGGGCAGCGGGTCCGAACCCGGCAGGGTCGCGTCCCGGGCGAACTCGGGCCGCGGCGCCACGTAGGACACCCCGGTCTGGCCGGGCACCAGGTTGGTGGTCCGGCGGGTGTCCGTCCCGTCCTCCAACGGCAGGTAGCCGTGCAGCCGCTCTCCCATGGCCAGGAAGTAGCGGCGCAGCGCCGACTGGACCGGCGCCGCGGTCGCCCCCAGCCGGCGCAGCACCCCGGCCGCCTGCAAAGGCACCCACCGGTCGCGCTCCGACACGTCCCACCGCGGCGGCCAGGACACCACCTCCTGGACCGTGCGCACCGTCGGCGTGTCCCCGACCAGCCCGGCCGACAGCCGGATCGGCGTGTTCGGGCCGATCAGCCCGAACAGGTCGGACATCGGGTTACGCGTGGCGTACCGGTTGCTGACCGCCGGGTTGACCTTGCTCTCGCCGTTCTGCAGGGTCAGCGCGAGCGAGCTGGCGTCGGCCGAGCCGCCCTCGTTGGCGATCCCGCGGGTGACCTGGGTCGGGTCCTCCTCCTTGGTGTCGGCGGTGATGTCATGCCACTGGCCCGAGTGCCAGATCTCGACGGTCCGCGTGGTCAGCTCGGCCATCACGCCACCGCCGGAACGGGACGCCCGAGCGCGGGCGTGCCCCGCACGGTGAACTGCATGTCGATCCGCGCCGGGTCGTCGCCCAGCTCAATCCCCCGGCCGAGCGCGGCCACCCGAACGGGCCACACGTCCATCGGGTTGTCCGCCACGTCCCCGCCGTACAGGTGCAGCACGTGACCTTTCGTACCCTCCGGCAGGGCCGCGGAGACGTCCCCACCGGTCCGGTCGCCGTAGAACACAAGCCGCGAGTCATCCACGTACAGCGACCCGTGCAGCTGGACCTCGAAGTCGTCGCGGTACGCCTGCCCGGAGCGGACGCGGCGGCGCACGTGCCATCCGACCACCGTGGCGACCTGGCCGGTCAGGTCGATACCGGCGTCGATCTCCGCGCGGGTCGGCCACGCTAGTACGGCGATCGACTCCACCCAGTAGATCCGGGTTTGCCCGGCGGCGATGTAGCGGGTGGTGGCCGCGAGCGGTGTCGGACTCACGCCACACCTCCTAGATCGATTCGCCGGGTTGGACCGGTGGCCGTACCATCCGGGGCATGACCACCACCACGCACAGTCCCGCCACCACCACCGCCAACCCGTGGATGACCATGGGCTGGTTCCTCGCGCTCGCCGCCCTGATCGGCGGGGTGATCGCCGTGGCCACTGCCGCGGACCCCGACTCCACCGGCTACAGCCCGGTGTGGGCAAACCTCGGGATGGCGTTCGTGATCGTCGGCGGCTCGCTGGCGGCCGGGCTGCTCGCCGCGGGCGCGGTCAACTGGCAGCTTCGCCAGCAGGACTAACGCCCGCGGACGTCACTGCGGAATGAGTCGCTGACCAGCATCTTGTGCCGGACTGCCCAGGTCACCAGGTCCGCCAGCCTGGAGTCGGCGTGGGGTCCACCGTCGAAACGGATGGTGATCTCCCGCTCTCCACCCGCGCCGCCGACCGGCCAGCGGCCGGTCTGGTTCAGCGCCAGCAGCGCGGCCCGGTTCGCCTGAGCGACCGGCTGCCGGACCACAAACTCGCGGTTGGTCAGCATCGCCGGCACCCGGTCGGCGCCCTCCGGACCGTTGACCTCGCCGCCGTGTTGGAAGCCGACCCGCTGAGAGCCCACCGGCGCTGTGATCGACTGGTGGATGTCGATGTCGACCCGGCGGGGAATCCGGTCCAGCGCGAACTTGAGGTTACGGGCGTTGCGTTCGGCCGCGGTCAGCCCCGGCGTACGGATCGACGTCGACACCGCCGACGGGATCTGGTCGTACGCCTCGGCGTACCGCTCGATCGCCTCCTCGCTGAAACCGGCCTGGCGCATCTGCTCAACGAACTTGCGGCGCAACTTCTCCGTCTCCGTGGTCAGATCCTCGGCCCCGGCGCCAGCCTCAGCCATCGTGGAGATGACGTCCAGGTGTGAGCGGATCAACGCCCGCACGTTGTCCCGGTTGGACAGCGCGGCTTCCCCGTTGCCGTCCAGCTTCGCCCCGTTTTCGGCAGCCTCCTCGGTCAGCCGGCGCATCGCGTTGGCCGCAGCGTCCTGGGCCTCCTCAACGTCGAACAGTCCGACGAACAGGGCGTCAAGTGCCTCGTCCAGCTCCTTGATGCCCTCCGCCAGATCCCCGGCGGTGTCAGCGGTCACCTCAAACGCGCCCACCAGCCGCTGCTCCTGCTCGGTCAGCTCCCGGGCGCTGTCGGCACCCTCACCCCGGGCCTGGTTCAGCAGCTCGTGCAGCTTCTGCGCGTCGCCGACCTTCGAGCCCTCATCCTGGACGACCTCGATGATCTCCTCGATGGCGCGCCGCTGGGAGTCAGCCGCAGCCCGGGCCTTGCCCCGCTCAGAGCTGGCCAGGCCGATCCCCTCGCCCAGCTCCTCCTCGTGACGCTTGGCAGCCTCAAGCCGCTGGTTCAGGAAGTCGAGAGCGGCCGCCTCGCCCAGTGCCGCATCGACGGCCACGTCCATCCCGACGTTCGCCCGCTCCAGGTTCTGAGTGAAGTCGTTCAGCTCACGCCCCGACACACTGAACACGCCGGTGGCCTTACGGTTCGCGAGCTCGTTGGCAAGCCAGACCCGGGTGTTGTCGGTGACCGCCCCAGTCTGGTCGTCCAGCGTGGTCGACAGATCCTTGACCTTCGCCCGGGCGTTGGCCTGGCTCACCGCGTAGGCGCTCAACGCGGTGACCGCCACCCCCAGCGCGATACCCCACGGCCCGGCCAGGAACGATGTCACCCCACCGGACACGGACCGGAAGGCACCGACCGCGACCGCGGCCCGGCCGCCGCTGGCGGCGATCTGGTCCATGGCCTGACGGAACTGGTGAATCTTCGGCACGGCTATCAACGCCGTGCCGCCGGCCAGCAGCAACCCGGCGGTCAGCAGCGCGAGCACCGCCAGCATGGTCCGCAGTGGCCCCGGCAGGCCGCCGATGACCCCAGCCAGCGCAGCGGTTTTGTCCGCCGCCGCGCCGACCGCCGGCAGGAACGTCTGGCCCATGCTGATCGCGAAGTCTTGGACCTGGTTGCGTGCGATGGCCAGCCGTGCCTCAACGGTGCCGTACCGGCGCTCGGCCTCCTCGGTCAGTGCCGTGTTCTCCTGCCAGGCCTGGGATCCGGTCTTAAGCGAGCGGGTGAGCAGGTCACCCGAGCCGGACAGCCGGCGCAGCGCGTCCGAGACCCGGATCTCCGTGAGCCCCAGCTGACCGAGCACCGCGTTGACGTCGCCGCCTTCGGCCTGGATCCGGCCGAGCCCGGTCACGAAGCTGGCGATCGCGCCGGCCGCATCCTGCTGGTAGGCCCGGACGAACTGCTCCGAGGTCATCCCAGCCGTGCGGGCGAACACATCCAGGGCGTCACCACCGGCCCGCACCGCAGAGTCGATCTCCAGGAACACGCGGCTGACCGCGGTACCGCCGGCTTGGGCCGGAATACCCACGCTGGACAGCGCCGCCGCGAAGCTGAGGACGTCGGCCTCAGTCAGGCCGATCTGGTTACCGGCGCCGGCAAGCCGCAGCGCCATGCTCACAATCTCAGCCTCGGTGGTCGCCGACTTGTTACCCAGGTCCACGATCGTCGACCCGAGCCGGTCAACATCCTCCGGCGCGGTCGCCATGATGTTCATCATTCGAGCCAAGGCCGTGGCCGCGTCGGTCGCGGCGAGGTTGGTCGACTGGCCCATGTCGATCATGACCTTGGTGAAGCCGGCCACGTTCTCACGCTGGATACCCAACTGGCCGGCCGCCTCAGCCACCGCCGCGATCTCCGCGTGGGTCGCCGGCAACACGGCGGTCAGGCCACGGATCTCCTTCTCCAGCGCCGCCATCTGCTCATCGGTGCCGTCCACCGTCTTCAGCACCCCGGCCCAGCTCGACTCCCAGTCGATGGCGGCCTTCACTGCCAGGCCGAGCCCGGCCGCGATGGCCGCACCGGCGACCAGCATCCCCCGGCCGACCTTGGTCATCGCCGCGTCGACCTTGGCCTGCTGGCGCTCCAGCTTGCGCAGCTCACGCTCGTACGCGCTCGCTGCCCGCTTGGCCTTCTCTAGCTCCTCGGTGGTCTTACCGGTGTCGGCCTCTACCCCGATGACAAGGTCACGCCGCATCGTTCCCGGCACGGCGCACCTCCTCGTTACGGACCAGCCTCACGTGCACCCCACGCACCTCAGCCGGGTCACGATGCGCCAACGACGCGCGCATGTTCTCCAGCTGCTCGCAGCCGTGACACAGCTCCAACTTCGGCAGATGCGCCGCAGCGTGCCCGCCCAGCTCCGGGCGCCACTCCGCCGCGCGGGTACCACAACCCGGGCACGTCTCCGCCGACCGGACGAACTCCCAGATCGCCTTGCCCCGGTCGTCATCCGACCAGGACAGAAACGCCGAGTGGGGGATCTGGTAGGCGCGGCAGACCCTCAGCTCAAGGGCCAGCTGGGCATCCCGGTCAAGCCTTTTGGGAGCACCACCGAATCCACGAACCGCGCCCGCTCATTCAGGCCGAGCACCAGCACCCGCAGCTCCTGACGCTCCCCGTCCGAGCAGTGCTCGGCCAGGAACGCAGCCCAGTCCTCGGCCGACATCCCCGCGTCGGTGCCCGCCGCCAACACCGCAGGCACGAACGTGTCAACCTCCACGTCCGCCGGGTCGCCATCCCCTTCAGGCTCTGGCTTCGGCGGGTGCTGCGCCTTCAGCGCCTCGTAGGCGGCCGGGTTCAGCGCGGTGATCATCACCGTCGCGTAGCAGGCGTCAACGACCGCCTCAGCCTCGACCACCCGCTCCTGAGCAGCGCGGTACTCCGGCGAATCCTTGTCGTGACGCAGCAGCGCCTGCCGCGCGTGCTGCTGCACCTCCGCCAACCGCTGCCGCGCCTCGGTCGGGTCGGCGACCCGGATCGGGTACGGCAGCGACGGCCGGGGCCGGGCCAGCAGCCGCTCCCGCTGGCTGCGGCCAGCCCCGGCCGACTTCTTACGCTGAGCCATCAGACCAGCGCCGGCAGCGCCCAGTCGATGGCCGGCGTCCGCGTGATCGCGAAGGACACCACCACGTTGGCCGGGTCCTCCCCGGCCAGGTCCACCGACTTGGCCGCGGACGCCACGGTCACCGGGAACGTGTCGGCGAGGTTGTTCTGGACGTCACCGCCCCAGCAGAAAACGACGAACCCGGTCGTACCCCGGGGAAGCAGGGCACGAAGCGCGTCCGCACCCGTCTTCGTCATGTAGAACGTGGCGGTCGAGTTCTCGGCCGTGGTCCGGCCGATCACCTTGCTGGTGAACGCCGAGCCGGCGTCCGGCGCATCGACAATGTTGCTCGACACGTTCCACCCGGAGGTCGCCCGCAGCTCCGGGGACAGGTCGGTACCGGCGTCCAACTCGGTCCGGGTCGCCTGCAGGGTGGTCGCCGCCGCGATAGCGGTCAGGAAGTACATCTTGGACACGCCGGGGTGGATGTACCGGACCGCCGCGGTGATCGGTGTGGCTGGCATTGCTACTCCTCAGTGGTCGATGCCGGTCCGGCCGGCTGGCTCTTGCGGCGCCGGCTGGTGGCCGGCTCGGGCTCGGGTGGCGTCGGCGGCGCGGGCGGGTCGGTCTCCTGCCAGCCGGCGGCGGCCCACACCATCACCGCCGAGTCGGGCACCTCCACCGGGCCGCCGGCCTTCGGGTGGGTGATCCAGGCCATCAGGAGATCACCTCAAACGTGACGTCCGCGGTGGCCGACCAGGTGATGGTCACCAGCCCGTCGGCCGGGTTCCGGTAGGTCGCCGTGGCCCGCACATACCGGGCCTCACCGGCCGGCACCGCCACCGTCCGGTCAGCCACCGCCAGGTCACCGTCCACCGTCTGGGGCGTGACCATGGTCAGGGTCACCGAACTGACCGAGTCGTTGATGACCCGGATGATGCTGTCGGGCCGGACCTTGTCACCCGCGCCGCCGGTGGCCGCGTTCGCGGTCGCCTCAAGGCCGGTCGTCGGGACCGGCTCCGTGCTCACAGTCGCCATGCTCTCCTCCTGATCATCGCCAGCCCCGCCTACGCGCCGCCGTTACCACCGCCCGGTCAGCCGCCCGGACAAACTCATCCCGACCGGCCCGGATCGCCGGCAGCAGGAACGGCCGGCCCTCCTGGGTCACCCACCGGTCCCGGTGGCCGTGCACCGGATGTTTGAACGGGCCGAACTCGTACAACCGCGCATGCTCGGCCAGAGCAGCCGACACCACGAACTGCACACCCGGCCGCTTCCGCGACCGGGACGCCCGCACCCGCAACGCCCCGGGAATCCGCGTCGACCAGTCGGCCCGGCCCCGCGCGTCGGCCAGGCTCGGCTGAGCGGCGTGCACAAACTCGGGCGCCAACTCCCGGCGGATGTCGGCCGGCAACGCACCCAGGTCCACGATCAGCCTGCGCAGCTCACTAACCCCGGTGACCGGCATGTCAGCCGCCGTCGAACGCGTCGACCAGGACCACCCACGAGATCGTCGCCGACGCGCCACCGGCCGACACGTCATCGCCCGAGGTCTGAACCTGGTCGAACGCGGCCACGAACGGCCGTGCGCGCATGCACAAACCGCCCAGGGTCGGATCCCGCCGCAGCTCGGCCACCAGCAGGTCCCACAGCTCGAAAGCCCGGTCCCGCACCGGCTTGGTGGTCGTGTCGCCGGTGACCACGGAGATCAGCCCGGCCACGTCATAGACCTCCCGGTCGACCATCCCGCCGGCGTCCTGCCGGTGCCAGTCCACCGAAACGGCCGCCCGCTCCATCTGCCAGCCGACCACCACCACCTCATCGGCCAGGTCCTCCACCGGCTGCCCGTCGCACACCTGCACATCCGGCATCACCGCCTGGACCGCGGCCACCAACGCGTCGAGCACCGCCGGGATGGTGGTCACGCGAATCCTCCGGCCTGCGCGTCGGCGCCGAGCAGCTCAACCGCCCTGCGTGGCACCGAGAACGTCATCCCGCCACCACGCACCTCCGTCATGTCGGACGCGAGCGCCGCCGGCGGCCGGCGGATGTCCCGGCTCCGCTGGGTCGACCAGATGTGCTGAAGAATGATCCGCCCGGCGTGGCTGATGTTCGCCCGCACCTGCCGCCGCCCGGCCAGGTAGGTCACATCCCACGGCCCGCCGGTGAACCACAGGCCGCGCGCGGCCTTACGGATCACGATGCCGGCCTGCTCGTCCACATCCAGCTCGGCCGGGTCGTAGTCGGTGCCGCCGTCCAGCACCGCGACCACCGAGGTGATGGCCAGCACCGGCCGGTGCCGCAGCAGCAACGCGCGGGTGTCGCACGGGTGGATCCGGTCGACGTAGGTCCGCGCCACCACCGGCCCGACACCCCACGCCGGATCCCGCTCCACCACCTCGGTCACTGCCTCCACGAACAGGCGCAGCTCCTCATCGTCGGTGGTCCGGTCGGCCGGGATGTTCAGGTGCTTCTTCGCTGCGGCCAGGCTGAACAACAGCGCGGGGGTGGCGTCTCGGACGTCGAACATGTCCGCGTGCGCGGTCACCGGGCCGGTGGTGGTCAACCGCCACCGGTGCGGACCGGCCTGCACGGTCGGGTAGTCGACCCGCAGAATGCCCGTCTCGGCCGGTGCCGGCACCGACGGAGTGACCGCGGTCAGGTCCGGCAGGGTGATCGTCAGCGTGGCGGTGGCCGGGTCGGTCAACGCGCCGTCCGAGTCGCGGATGGCCACCGCGATCTGGAAAGAGTCGCCGAGATCGATCACGTGACACCTCCTGAGGTCGGCACCCGCTGGGCGATGACGGTGACGCTGGCGGTACGGGACGCGACCAGCGTGGCGGTCCCGGGCCGGGTCGGGTCGAACGCGGCCACCGTCGCAGCCAGCGCCAGGCCGAGCGGCACGTCGGCGACCACCGCGTGGCCGGCGCCACCAACCGCGCCGACCGACAGGGACAGCGGCACCGTGGCCGTGGCCAGGTAGCCGGTGGTCGTGGTGGCCACCAGGGACAGGGCGAGCGGGATCGTCGCACCGACCTGCCCGGGAAGCACCACCTCGGGCGCCTCGACTACCGGCGCGACCGCCAGCGCCAGCGGAATCCCGGCGGTCGCCTGGTAGGTGGTTGCTGTGGTCGCGACCACGGCCAGGCTCAGCGGCACCGCCGCGGTGACCTGGCTGGGCGCGCCGACCACCGGCGCGACGACGACCGCGGCCACGTCCAGCTGGAGCGGAACCGCGGCGGTCGCCTGATGCTGCGCGGTGGCGGTGGCAGCGGTGGCGACCGACAGCGGGACGTCGGCGGTCACCCGGTGCTCCGCCTCGGCCGTGCCGGCGACGGCAACCGACAGGCCGATACCCGCGGTCACCTCACTGGCACCGGCCGGTGCGTCGACCGTTGCCGCAACGTCGAGGGCCAGCGGCACGGCCGCGGTGACGGCATGGTCCGTCTCGACGGTGGCGGCGACCGTGACCGCCAGGTCCACGTCGGCGGTCGCCTGGTGCTCGGCCTCAGCGGTCGCGCCCACTGACATCGACAGCGGGATGGCCGCGGTCACCTCAGGTGTGGCGGTCACACCGGTGGACCACACCACCAGCGCCACGCTGATCTGCTTGGCCGCGTCACCACCGGGCAGGGTGAGCGTGTCCGCGCGGACCCCGGCGCCCTGACCGTCCAGGATCAGGTACCCGGCCGCGCCGCCGTTGCCGCCGGCGCCCTTGCCCGCGTAGCCGTCCAGCAGCAGGTTCCCGCCGCCGACCAACCCCGGGTTTATGTCCACGTTGGCCCAGCTGGTGCCGGCCGCACCACCGTCGCGGATCACAGCGGCGGCGACCAGCAGCAGGTCCCCGGCCGGGATCGACGCGGTGTCACCGGTGGCCAGGCTGGTCACGAACGCGGTGTCGGAGTCGGCCACCGCAGCGGCGGCGAAACCGAACGCGCCGCCCTCCTGGACCCGCAGCCAGATCGCATCCGTGGCATCGCCCGACCACGCCGCGGTGAACACCCCGCCGACCACCTCGGACGCGGGCACGAGCTCGGCCACGCCCACCGACCGGCGGGCAAGGTCGTTGGTCGGCAAGGTGGCCTCAACCACCCGGTTGGTCCAGCTGGACCCGCCCGCGTTGGGTGTCACCCCGAAGCTGGTGCCGCCGCCACGGGACCAGGCGATGCAGACCAGCCGCTCCCCGACGGCGCAGCTCAGCGTCGCCGGGTTGATCGACACCTCACCGGACACCAGGCCGGTGGCGCTCGGCGCCGCGACGGTGGGGGCGACCGCCACGGCCAGCGGGATGTCGGCGGTGACGGCGTGGTCGGCGGCCACAGCCGGCGCCACCACCACCGACAGCGGGATCGAGGCGGTGACGATGGCGGGGGGTATGACCGCCACCTCGTACTCGGCCCACGAATCAGCGTCGTTGACAGCGATGGTGATGTTCCGGCTGCCACCGCCGCTGGCCTTGCGCAGCCACAGCGAGTACCCCAGCCGGTCACCAGCCGACCAAGTCGTGCCCAGGGTCAGCGTCGCGACCTTGATCCCGGTCGTGTTGTGCTCGCCGGAGAAGTCGGAGTCAGCCTGAAGCACCCCGGCCGAGTTGTAACGGTGGACCTGCCACTTGTAGGCCAGGGTGGCCGCGGACACGGCGGTGACCTGCAACTGGGTGGCGATCGTGGCCGAACCGACCGCGGTCCCCACCGTCCGCACCCATTCGAGCATCTTCGTGTAGCCGCCGGATGACGTGCTACCCGAGCCGAGGGTGGTCGGCGTGCCCTGGGTTTCGGACAGGTCCCGGACGATGCCACCAGCGCCCGGCTCGTCCTGGGTGTTGCGCAGGAAGTTACGCGAGACGATGGTGAGGCCGGTGTCCTCATACTGGAAATCCAGGTCGGTCGCGTTCACCGCGGCGCCGACGGCGACCGAGATCTCGTCAGCCCGGTCGAGAGTCCAGTCCTCGATGTTGACGTTGACGTCGGCCTGGAAGAACGCCCACCCTGCCGTCGGGGCCGCGTCCCGCCAGTTGTCCAGGTGGTCTTCCAGCCCGGCAGCCTCAATCTCGGCGTCACCGAACGTGTCAGCGGCCCACGGCAGTACGTTGGCCCAGACGGCCATGGCCGCGTAGTCGCTGCCTGGACCCCAGCCAAACGTGATGTCGGACGTGCTCCAGGTCCCACCGGTCGGCGCTGTCCAGTCGCCGAACGTACCCGCGGTGTCGACATGGGTCCAGCCGCTGGCAACGTTCAGGAGGCTGAACCTGACCTGAGCCGTTCCGGTGACCTTGCGGACTATCAGCGCGTGCCAGTCACCAGCGGTGACAGTCGGACCGTTGCCGCCCGACCCGCCGGAGTACCACTGAACCTTGTTGGCCGAGCTGAGACCGATCTTCCCAACCTGGGCGCCAGTCGAATCGTAGGCGGCCAACAGAGTCCGGTTGGTCGAGTCGTAGGCAGCCAGCGGCCGGAACAAGAACGCGACCGCGCCGAAGGCGAAGCTGTCGACGCCGCCTAACCCGGCGGCAAAGACAACGGCGTCGTCAGCGTCCAACCGCCGGACGGTCGGCACCGGTCAGGCCCCTACCGCAGACCCTCGACGTCGTCGGAGAACGTGCGGAAGTTCTTGGCCGTCGCCAGCGCCGCAGCGCCCAGGTAGATCTGCCGTAGCTGCTCGAAGTCGTTGTTGACCGTGCCGATCAGGTTCGCATCGGCGCTCGCGAAACCAAACTCCGTCTCCAGCCCAGTCGCCCCCCGCGCCTGAAAGAACGCGTTGAACTGCTCGACGGCGTCGAACAGCTCCCGAAGCTGCACCGCGATCCGACCGATGGTCTGGTTGACCTGGTCCTTCGTCGTCAGAGCTGCATACCCAGCGGCCATTTGTTCCTCCTCAGGTGACGGTGATCGGCGCGGCGGTGAGGTCGATCTCGCCTGCGGCATTGAAGGTCGGGTCTCCGGCCAGCAGCACCGCGAAGCGGAACGACCCGGCGGTCTCGTCGTCGAACACCAGCAGGTGAGACGCAGTCGCCGAGCCGGCGCCAGTGAACGACAGGGTCGCGTTCAGCGCGGCCACCCCACCGGACGCGGCGTTGTACGTCGGTGCCAGCCGCTCGTTGGACACCTGGTCACCGCCCGTGCCACCATCGCCGATGGCATACCAGCCGGTAGTCTCCAGGTTCAGCCCAGCCGCGTCGGCAGCCACGTTCCTCAGTGTCGGATCAGACATGTTCTACTCCTGGGTCGTAACGCAGAGGGCGTGAACGGTAGCTGTGATTGACGTCGATCCGTGGTTAATGACGTCGATGGTCCAGCGGTCGGTGGAGCTGTTGCCGAAGGGGGGCGCCAGGCCTGGGAATGAGGCCGCGATTGTCGCGCTGCCGGTAGCAGTCGGGAGCCCAGATAGCGAGTGACCACCGCTGATCAGCCGGGTTCCGGTTGGGCAATGAGCTATGCGGGACTGCCTGGCGCCGGCCGGGACGACCACCTCGTTGGTGACAATCTGAGGCTCAGCGACACCCGGACCCGGAGGGCCGGCTTGACTCCAGACGACCTCGGTCTCGGTCCCGCTACAGACGGCACCCGCTTCGGCGTCGATGACCCGAAGCGACCCGTTGGCGTTGCTGTAGCAGCCCGTGATTTCCCCGGTGGTCGAGTCTGGGATGGACGCCCAAGACAGGCCGCCAACCAGTACCACCATCAGGACCGTCGCGACCGCGATCGCTGTAGCGCGCAGCCTTGTGTCACTCACAGGTCTCCTCCTCAGACTCGGGCTGGTCGGTGGACTCCGGCTCCGGCTCCGGATCGCCCACCCCGCCCAGCGACAGGTCAATCCGCGCGGTCACCTGGGCAGGCTCCATCACTGACCCCCATGCGCCCGGGAGTACGCGGTCAGCACGTCATCCGGGATCTTCCCCCGCGATGACACCTCGTAGCCGGCACGCGCCGCCCACTCCCGCACCGTGGCGTTGTCGGCGGTCACCCGCGGGACGGCACTGCGGCCCTCCGGCGACCGCTGCCGCGCCTCCGGCTCATCGGCGGCGGCAGCCTTCCGCGCCCCGGCCGCAGCCAGCACCTTCTCCGCCGCGCGGACCCGGTCACGCTGGCCGTACGCCTCCGCGTTCGCCAGCTCCCCCCGGGCCTGCGCCACGTGCGGCTTCTCCTTGCTCATCGCGACTCCTAGCTGAACGTGAACGCAGTGGTCTTCTTCACGACGCCACCCGGGGTGACGATCGTGACCGTCACCGCACCGGCGCCATGGGCTGGGGTTGTCACCGCGACCGCCGTGTCACTGGTGACGGTCAGCCCGGTGCCCGGGACGTCGTCGAACAGCACCGCGACGGTGCCCGACAGATTGGTGCCGGTGACGGTCACCGCCGTGCCGCCAGCGGCGGCACCGGAGGTCGGGCTCAACGCGGCGGCGGCAGTCGGCGCCGGATACGCCGGCGATGTCGTGGTGGCCGCCTTGACGACCTTGCCCAGGGCGATAGCTCGCTGATCCGCCATGGTTAGACCTCCTCCTCTAGGTATGCAGCCGCCCTACGCAGCCGCGCCGGATCGTCTCCGAGTTGGCCCATGCCGCGATTGCAGTTGTCGCATAAGATTCCGCGCACACGCCCGGTTCCGTGATCGTGGTCGACGTGCCACGGCCTGCCGTTGGCGTCTGCTTGGCAGATGGCGCACTGGTTCCCCTGCGTCACGAGCATCGCCTCGTACTGTTCGGCGGTAATCCCATGCTCGCGGCGCAGCCGACGATCCAGGAAACACGGACCACAGTAGCTATCGCTGATCTTGTCGCCCGACTCACGGAGTTGTCCGCAAGTGACGCACGGCCTAGCGCGTCGCTCCTGCCTTATGACGCCGCGCCAGCATGTCGCGCAGTAGGACAGATGCTTGCCAGTCCTAATCTGCCCACACCGCGAACAGTTGACCTGTGGCTTCTTCTTCGGACTACCGTGCTGCTTCCGGTACTCGCGACACCGTGAGTTCCAGCACTCGCGGCAGTTGGAGCTGTAGCTGTTGCGTGGCCTGACGCCACAGTGCAGGCACAACTTCGTAGACTGTTGCATGTCGGACCGCCTCTTCCCAGGTGGCTCGGCTGAGGCCGAGGAGTGCATGCTCCTCGGCCTCGCTTCGTTTAGATCACGGGGCGAACGTCGGCGCGGCCAGGCCACTACCAAGGATCTGCTGGTGCGAGTTGGCGTAGCGCCTCATGGTGTAGGCAAAGTACCCAAAAAGGACAAGCAGCACCCCGAGGTTCGCGGCCTTGGCCTGCTCGGCGCGGATGAACTGGGGCGCGTCCGGGTCCTCCCACAGGAACGACTCGTCACGCGGCACCACCACCACCGTGTCCTCAGTGCCACCGCCGAGGGTGGTCGGGATGTTGTTGTCCGCGATCACCCGCATGCCCGACGGCAACACGCCGCGGAACCCGGATCCGTAGGTCTCGGCCAGGTTTTCGCCGCCGTGCCTAGGGTCGATGCCCGGCTGCCCGATCAGCGGCCAGGTGCTGACCATCTGACTCTGCAGCCAGTACCACCGGCGCGAGTGCATGACCACCACATCCGGGTCGGCCTGGCCCAGCAGGGCCGTCTCCGACGCCGATGCCGCACCCAGGATCCGCGGGTAGAGCAGCGCCCCGGTCGGGCTGCCCTCCGTCCACGTGATGTCGGTCGCGACGGCCAGGAGACCGGTCGTCGCCTGGTTGATGATCTTGCTGTCGAGGTTGGTTGCGTACCGGCGCTGAAGGTCCCGCATCGTCACCTCTTCGATGCCGGAGCCCCGGTCGATCGCCTGCCGGGAGATGGTCTGCTGACCCGCCGCGGTCTGCACGTTCTCGGTCAGCAGCGTGTCGTCCATGTCCTGCTCGGCCACCGCGTCGTTCTCGTTGGCCTGTAGGTCCACCTCGGACGGCGTGGTGATCCGGCTGATGTTCACCGTCATGCCCGCCGCCGGCAGCGGCAGTGTGGTCATCGCGTCCGCGAACGGCCGCCGAGCCGCGACCGCCGGCGCGAACATCTCGGTGAGGTACTGGGGCACGGTCAGTCCGGCGAACGCGCCGGTGCCGGTCGCACGCTCCAGGTACTGGCCGCGCTCGACCCGCTCCTCGGACATGTGCCGGGCCAGCCGCATCTGTGCGCTCGGGTCCTGGTACAGGAAGTTGCGGGTCACGTCCATCAGGAACTCCCGGCCACCCCGGCAGTTGCCCTTGTGGTAGGTCCGCTCCTCCGACCCCACCCGGGCGACCCGGTCGTATGCCGGCCGCGCGCCGGCCGTGGTCTTCGGGTCCGCGGTCCGCTCCTGCAGCCCAGCCTCGATCTCCTCCTCGGCGGCCTTCGCCCGCTTGGCGTTGGTCATCTTGGTGCCGATCCCGGCCAGCTCCTGCAGCGCCTGATCACGACGCCGGAACGCCGTATCGCAGTCGGCGTCCTCTTCCTCGGTCATGTTGGCGCGGCCCTCCTGACGCGCCTTGGCCAGGATGGTCTTCACTTCCGCGATCGCGCGGTCGCGCTTCTTGATTGCCTGCTCCTGCTCCACCTCGATGGACAGGATGAGTTCGTCCAGAGTCATCGGACTTTCCTTTGCGTTTGCAGGGAATTGGTTCGTCCTGCCTCGCGCGCTGACCAACTCAGCCGGTCATCTGCCAGCCGAACGTTGTGTCAGTCCACCGCCGTTGTGGTCCTCTGCCTGGGCGAGCGGCGCCACCGGCCGTCTTCTGCGGCCGGGAACATCTGCGATAGCGGGTATTGCACCGGGGGCTGGTCTTCCGCCAGCATCTAGCCCGGGACGTTCGTTGGTAGATCAGACTTCGAGCAGCGCCTCCACATGCGCGAGGCTCCTGCCCTTGGCGGCCTCGGCCTGCCCCGGTGGGGGCTCATGAACGTGACGCAACTCTTCGAATCGGCGCGCCAGCTCGTCGATGTCCAGATCTACGCGCTTCAGCAGCGAAGCGACTGCGGCGCGCGCGATCGGCGGGCTCATGCGCCGGAGGTCGGTCAGGATCTCCTGCTGTCGAGCAGCGATCGACGTGTGCGGGTTCGCCCCGTAGTTGACCGCCGACACGTCGCCACGGTTTATGTCGAACCGGACGATGCGGAACTTGGTGAAATCGTCGTTCCACCAACCCTCATTGATCATGAACGCGAACGACTGCTCGGTGACGATCTTGTCGTCGATGGCGAGCATGAGGTCTTTGACCTCGCTGCGTTCCGGGTTCAGCCAGGCGACGTCGCGCAAGCCGGTGGAGTCGCTGGACAGGTCGAGGGTGCTGCTGTTCCCGTTCCACGGGCCGCCGGTCCGGGCCAACGACAGTCCGCGGTGGTTGACGAGGAACACGACGTCGGGTTTGCCGGCCAGAGTTTCGTCGGCCGCGCCACCGGCGACCTCTTCTTCGTACGGCCCGAACATGTCCCACATTTCGTAGGAGCGATCGAACACCGTAGCGTAACCCTCCACCCGGTAAAAGCTCTTGGCGTCCCGCTCAACCGTTTGCGCACGGAACTGTGCAGGAAACGCGAGATAGCGCTGCCTGGCATCGTCTCGGTCCGCGCTCTGCCTGTTGCGGCGACCGTCCGCAGCAATGCCTTCAGCCAGCATGGGCAGCTTCGCCCGGAACGTTGATGGATCGGCCACTCCGTCAGCGTCTCGGGCATACGTAGCGCGGCGTGCCGCAGCGGCCGCCTGACGCTCGGCCGCAGTGCCGGCGGGAGCAACGGTAGTCGCCGACATGTTCTCCTCGCTCATAGCGTCTCCTCGAATGTCGGCGGCCGTGGCACCGGCACCGCCGAATACGGCGACACCCGCTCCCACCGCTCAGGCGCGACCACTTCCCGCTCGGCAGTCTCCGCACTCACCCGCGGCGCCCCGAACAGCCTCACAAACTCGGCCTCCTGCTCAGGCGTCAACGGCGGCCGGTTGTCCAGCTCCCTGGCCTCGGTCACCGTCATCCGACGGTGCTCGATCGCCTCGTCCATCATCTGAGCGCGCTTCTCCGGGTCCATCCGCAACAGCGCGTCGGTGTTCAGCTTGACGAACCGGGGTGCGCTCAGCAGCTTGGTGAGGTTCTTCTCGCGCCGGTTGACCGCCGGGCCAAGGTGGATGATCAGGAAGTCGAGGTGCCGGCTGGTGATGTTCTCGTACCGCACCGAGCCGCCGGCTGACACCGCCGCCTCGACCAGGTCAGCCGGCACCCCAAGGAACCGGCAGGCGTCCGCCAAGCCATACTTCCGGCCCTCCAACCACTCCATGCCCATCTGCTGGCTCTGCATCGGGTTGTATTCCCAGTCCCGGCCGGTGACCAGCAGGTCGCCGTGGTCCAACGTCTCCCGGTAACGCTGTTTCAGCGCCGCCGCCTCGCCCGGCTGCAAGGTCCGGGCGGTGTTCTTCGCGTGCGCCTTGGGGATCGCGCCGCCGCCGAACCAGTCCAGGGCGAACTGCTGAGCACTCAGGTACTCCGACACCGACCAGGCCGCGTACGCGATCGGCGACAGTCCCACCGGCAAACCCGCCACCACGTACTGCCGCTCATGCCACACCTGATCCGGGGTGTAGTCCCGGCCCTTGACCCGATAGCGCAGCTCGCCGCTATCCCGCAGCTCCCGCACCGTCCAGTCACCTAGACTCTGCAGGTCGATCCGCGCCGGCTTGCCATTCCCGTCCCAGTCGGTGATCAGCCCGAGCACGTTGCCGCCCCGATCCAGGTCCACCTGGCTGGCGTACATCCAGTCCTGGTAGTCCCACCGCTCACCACCCGGATCGACCAGCACCGCCGGCTTCGGCACCTCCACCGGCCGCAGGCCCTTCACCCGCCGGAACGTGTCGCACGGGAACGTGCTGACCAGGTCGGCGCGGATCCGCAGGCACGCCCACACCGCCGAGTGCCGCATCGCCGAGTCCGAGGTCACCGACACCACACCACGCCGCCCAGTACTACCCGGCCGCGGCGGAATGTCCCCGTCGTACAGCGGCGGCCCGTCGATCGTCGACGTGCGGCGATGGAACAGGCTCATCCGAACCTCGGCCATGCGAAGTTCGGCGAGACTCCCGACTCCAGAAGGCCCCGCTGGATCAGGTGCTCAACCTTCGCCAGAGCCAGCTTCGCCGGTACGCCCTCGGCCACCAGTGCCGAGATGACGCCGGGATTCCCGAGAGAGTCGGCTCTCCATTGACGCGCCAGATCCACCACGTGACCATCAGGGATATCGGACCGCTTCATGGTCACCTCCCCATCCGCTCAGCCAACGCCGAACCGGCCAGCAGCACCCCACCGGCAACGGCCAGGCCCCACCAGCCCAGCCACGCAGCCACCCCGGCACCGACACCGGCAGCCACCGCCAGCAGGCCCAGCGCGTCGAGCGTGTCGATAATCGCGTCCTTGATCAGCTCACGCATGGTCACACCAGAAGCAGGCGTGAACCTCGTGGTCCGTGCCGATCCGGTGGCAATGCCGGCGGTGCTCGGTGCACACCCACGTCACGCATGCCTCGGGGTATCCCTGGGCGATCAGCTCGCGGTCGATCCGCTCAGTCAACGTCTCAGCCACCGGACCCCTCCCCCGTACACTCGCCATATGACCGGCAGGCCCGGCGGCGGATGCGCCGACCCTCGACGCTTTCACCCGCACTGGTGCGGCTTCTGCGGCGCCGAACTGCTGTTCAGCGCAGTGCAGTGCCGACAGCTCTCCGGCGTGCCGCCGTGCCCCCGATGTTCCGGGCGTGACTGGCGAACCGAGATCGACGAGCTGACCGCGACGGACTACCGGGAATCGCCCGCCTAGTAGAAGCTCTCCAGCACGTCGTAGTCGGCCTCGGCGACCAGCTCACCCCACGCGCCGTGAAGCCACCGCGCCAACGTCAACGACACAATCGGGCCGATCTGACCACCCGACACCCGCGGCGACCACGCCACGGTGTCAGCACCCTGCCGCACCTGACCAACCGCCGCCGCATCATCCAACGGCTTGGACGGCCGCACCCGCAACGAGCACTGTTTCACCGCGTCGATCATCTGCCCGCACGCCGCCGCCATCGTCATCGGCGTCATCACCGCCACATCACCCCGACACGGCTCCTCCGCCACCTCCGGCACGCTCAGCCCCACGTCGGCCAGGTCATCCCGCAGACTCTCGTAGGTGCCACGGCCCAACGCCAACCCGATCGGGTTCAGCGCCTCCCGCAGCTCCGCCAGCCGGCCCGGCAGCCAGTCCACACCCGGCCGGTAATCCACCAGATGCCCATGGCCAAGCCCGTCCGCCCGCAGCCCGAACACGGCCACCGAACCGAACTCGCGCAGCGGATCCACATCCGCGCCCAGCGCCACGTCACCCACCCGGGCCGAGTCCGGGTCCTGCAGCGCCCGCCACTGAGCCTCTGTGATCACACCCTGCAGCATCCGCGAAGTCTTCCGGTTGCCGTACGCCCGCGCGAACTCCGCCGGCTCCATCGCAGCCCGCTCAGACCGGATCGCGTCCATCGTCACCGTGTGCCGCCACCGCTGCCCCGCCGGAGCGCACCGGCACGGCGGGTCAGGGCACAGCGCCGGCATGAACGTGAAGTACGAAGCCTCATCGGCCGGGTCCCACTTGTCCGGAGCCGACCACTCGAAGTAGGCCACCCCCGAGCCGACATCAGCCACCGTCGCCGCCCGGCCCGCCTCCACCTTCCGGTTCAGGATCACACTCGCGTCCGTGCCAGCCGTCGAACACACCAGCAACTGGGCATCCGGCACCGTGATCATCGCCGGGCGCAGACCCTGCTCCCGACGCTCATCCGCGTCATGCCAGATCTCATCCATCACCGCCTGATGGATGGACTTCGAGTGGCCCGAGCTCGCCGAAGTCGACAACAGCCGGATCAACGACCCCGTAGCCCAACGGACCGACTCGTTACCCATCCCCTCGTTGATCTCCAGCCGCTTACCCTTGCGGGAGACCAGCCTGGCGATCGCCGAGTTGCGGATCAGCGGAAACAGCTCATCCAGCCACTTGTCCCGGGCGTCCTTACCGGACTGGGCCGTGAACACAGACCGCTGCGGATGCGACCAACGCGCCGAGTTGCACCGGTTGATCTGCCACGACAGGAACAGGGTCGTCTTCCCCTGCTGGCGAGGTACTGTGACGACCACCTCACGGTAGGCCGGCAACCCGGTCGCCGGGTCGACCTCACACCCGACGTCGGCCACATATCGCTGCCACGGCATGAACGGCTGCGCCAGCCGGTCGGCAACCGCCGCCAGCTCGTGGCCGAACGTCGCCCGCTCAGGCCGGCGGCGCGTCGAGAACCGGGGCGGACAACTCAGCGATGAGACGGTCTGCCTCGCCAGAATCGCCGTCATCAGCCGTCAGCTCCCCCATCACCTCCCGGTACTGCCGCCACAACGCCGCCGCCGCCGGGTCGTCATCCAGCACCGACGCCATCGACCGGGCCATCTGAACCCGGGCCGAGTCGACCCGCTCCAGCCGACCCATCCGACGCAGCTCCGCCAGAGTCGCCTCAAGCTCCGCCGCGTTCGTCCCCGACAACCGCGGCGCCGGCGCGAACCGGCCACCGCCGTCCGGCATCCCGTAGTTGTTCATGTCACCGGCCGCGACCCCGGTGAACAGCTCGTCGACCAGCGCCAGGAAGAACCCGGCCACCTCGACGTCATCCGAGACCTCGACGTACTCCATACGCCGGTTCTCGTTCAGGTTCATGCTGGTCCGCACCGCCACGTGCCACGCGTCGTTACTGACCACCGCGAACTTCGCGTGCAGCGCCGTCGACCGGATCGACTCCGGACCGAACAGCTTGACCAGCGTCGCGCAGTAATCCGGCTGTCGGGTCGCGAACGACCGGTCAACCACAAACCGCAGCGAGCGGATACGACCATCCGCCAGGAACTTCTCCGCATGCAGCAGGTCGGCCTTCGCAGCGCTCCAGGTCGAGACCGCCACATCCGCCGGCCCGGTCCGGTCCAAGATCGCCGTCAGCGCATCCACCAGCGAAAACTGACCATGGGTCAGACACAGCAGCTCCGTACCCGGCTCCAGCGCGGCGAACACCGCAGCGGCCGACTCATGAGCCGCGAGCATGGCGGCCCGGGGCCGGCGAGGGCGGGTGATCACCGAGGGTTCCATGGCCCCATCCTACCACGAACCGTCCATAATAGCCAATCAAATCTATGGATGCCCGGCCACCGTGAGCCGCGTAGCACTAGACATAGAGACATCTAGATGGTTAGCGTCACTTCGGTCTATGTCCGGTTTGTTCCCAGAACGGTACTGGGAAGGTGGCCATTCCAAGACCGGGAACAAACCGGACATAGACGGTGCTGTATGTAAATCCGACCACCTGACAGTGTCACACCTCGGCCAAACATCTAAAAAAGTCGATGCCTTCCCGAGCTTGATTGACGGTTGTCTGTCTTTAGTGGACGTACCCAGCGTCCACTGAGAACACTAGATGTCGTCAATGTCAGCGCTGAAGCACTTCGACAACCGTCGCTGTCGTATCAGCTCGCGCCGTGCCTCGGTGAGCATGGCCATGCCCGCGCCGCGGTTGCATCCGCGGTGTTCCGGGCCGCTGTGCTCAGCCTTGCCTGTGCCGTCCCGGTGCCCCAGGTCCCACGGCTGTCCGGGTGCGATGGGCTCACCGCACCGGGCGCAGTCCACCTCCCCAGCCTCGACCATCGGTCGCCACCGTTCACGTTCCCGTTGGTGCGGGGCGCCGTAGCCACGCTCAGTCGTGGTGGCCATCATCCACCGCAGCCGTGGCTGGGGCCTTGCGTGCCAGGTGGGCGGTGCCGACCTGCCGGAACTCCTCGTCGCCCGAGTAGGCGATGGCGGCACCGAGGGCTACGGCCGGGTGGGTGTGGGAGTTGATGGCAATGCTGACCAGCGGGCGCATGTAGCGCCACGGCAGCCCGTCGAGGAACTCGGCCCAGCGGGCTGGTGCGTGGCGGGACAGCAGGTACTGCCGTACCTCGGGCTGGGTGGGGACTCCGCTCATGCGTGGTACCTCGCCGGGTCCAGCTCAGCCACTAAGGGCGAGCGTAGTAGGGCCATCGTTGCAAGGATTGGTTGAGCTGTCAACTTTCACCGCCTTCGCGGTCCGGGTGGTCGTGTCGTACGCCAACCAATCCAGCGCGACGCCGAAACACTCCGGGTGGAAGGTCCGAGGGCGCCCACAGACCGGGCAAAGCTTCTTACCCGCCGACACCCGGTCCTCCGCTCTTCTCGGTATCCATCCCGGCCGGCGCCCGGGCGTGCTCGTCATCGGGTCATGCCTTGGCCCTCTCTCTCATGGCGACCCGCAGCTGGTGCGCGTCACCGAACCGGTACCGGCCCGGGGCGTGTGCCAACAGCTGCCGGCGGGACACCCACGACCGGACCGTGCTGGCCGGCGTAGGCCGCCCGTGCAGGCTCAGCAGCGCCGCGCACTCGTCCGCGGACAGCAGGATGCCCGCCGCGGCGGCCAGGATGGCCGTGGAGCGGTCGGTGGCGTCCCAGTGGCCTCCGCAGCCGGGACAGTGGATCAGCCGGGCTCCTGGTGGCGCCGTGAGCCGCTGGGGGCAGTAGCTGCCGTCGGGGAGCTCGGCCATGCACACCCCGGCGTCGAGCCGGGGTGGCGGCCGGTCAACGGCCGGGGTGATGCGGGAGCAGGCGTTGCCGAGCTCGTCCCAGGCGTCGGCGGCGCCCGGGCGGTAGCGCAGCCAGCCGAGTTGCCCGGCCAGCCACCGCATCGTTTCGGGGACGGTGGTTGGTGCCGTGAGTCCACGGCGCCAGGCGATACGGCGGCGCCATCGGCCGATGGTCTCCTGGATGTCTTCCCGGTCGACGCTGGGATTCCACCGGAACGGTAGCCCGGTGGGCGGGCCTGGCTGCTGGTCGGCGCCGCCGATGTCGGGGCGGATCGGCTCCGGTGGTGCCAGCCCGCGTGCGCGTGGTCCCGGGTCGGCCATCCGCGCTTGGCCGGCGGCGGTGGTGAGCAGCTCCGGCCACAGGTCGGCCGTGTCGCGTAGCCGGCCGGCCAGGGTGGTCTCGCAGGCCGGGCAGACGAACGCTACGTCCGGGACCGGGCGGGGGCACGCGGCGCAGTCGGCCATCAGGTCGCCTGGAGCCATAGGCGTGCTCGTTGGCGTGCCCGTTGCCGGTTGACCGCCGCGACGATCTCCGCCGCCAGCTCCGGTGTGTCGACCATCCCGACCAGCGTCCCGTCCTGGTCGGCGCGGGTGCATTCGTACAGCGTGCGTCCGACGCTACGGCCGGCGCGCAGGTATCCGGGCTTGACGGTCTTGCGCGGCTCAGCCATCGGGCACCTCCCGGGTTGGAAACTCGCGGCCTAACCCGACGAACCGGTACCGCACCTCGGTCTGCTCGCTGCGCTCATAGTCGAGCTCGTACCACGACCGCTGTCCGTCGTGTAGCAGGGTGCCTATGGTCTGGGGGTAGTCGCTGGGCGTGGCGTAGACCAGGTGTGACACCTGGCCATCCATGATGCCGCCGACGTAGTACCGGTGTCCGGGATGGCGGGTGCAGCGCTCAGGCATCGGGCACCTCCGGATCGGGTGGGGCGGCGGACAGCGGGCTGTGGTCGGCCAGCAGCGACCGCCACGGCTTGACGCACCAGCCCGCCGGGTGCCGCGCCCCCGGTGCCTGCCGCACCAGCCGCCAGTGGCCGGGCACGTCACGCTCCCACCGGCAGCCGTGCCCGTCGTCCACCGCGACCACCGCCGGGCCGGGCTCGGCCGGCAGCTCCCACGTGGCCGGGGCGGCGGCCAGGCCGTCCGCCCAGCGACGCAGGCGCCACGCCGCCCGGGCGTCCGTGCCCGACGGCGGCGGGTCGCCGGCCAGCGCCAGCGGCAGCGGCCAGTCGATCCGGTCGGCGGCCCAGCGCAGCGCCCCGGCGGGCGTGGTCGGCAGGTCGGTTGTGATGGTCATGGTCCCCCCGTCTCGATCTGGATGGTGGCCGGCTCCGGGCGTGGCTCCTCTGCGCCGGCCAGCTTCGCGCTCAGCTGGGCGTGCAGCAGCCGCGAACGTTCCTTGTCGCGGACGTACTCACCTGCTGCGGCGAGCGCCTGCCCGATGGTGGGGTGATACTTCGCCCCCTCCTGCCCGACGACGGAGCCTCCGCCGTTCCACACCGCCCACGACCCGCTGCCCGGCGCGCCGTGCTCGTGCACGGAGACGGCTGTCTCGCCGCAGCGGACCTCGACCCGGGTCGGCGTCTCGACGACTCCGGGCAGGACCAGATACAGATACAGGGAGATCCCCTCAGTCATCGCTGGGCTCCTCTCCGCCGGCTGGGGCCGGCTCCGGGCTGCCGGGGACGGGGCGGGTGCCCGCGCGGTACTCAGCGGCCCAGGTGTCGATGGCGGTGAGGACGTCACGGGTGTCGTCGTCGGGGTCGATCTCCTGGCGCAGGGCCGCCAGCGCGGCGGCGGCGGCGTCCCGGCGGGCGGTGGCCAGCTGCTCGGCGTAGCTGTCGGCGACGGTGCGCGCCTCAGCCGCTTGCAGCCGCGTCCGGTCGACCTCCTCGCGGGCGGCGAACAGATCGTCCTTCACCGTCTCCAGCGCATCGGACATCCGCATCCCAAACTCGTGCTTCTGCTCGGCCTGCCGGATCGCCTCAGCCCGGGAGCAGCCGTCCCAGCCGGGCTGACCTTCCTCGCCCACCAGCCGCTCCAGCCGGTCCCGGTCGGCGTTCATCCGGGCGATGGTTTCCCGGTCGTACACTCTCAGCTGCTCCATCCGGTCGCACTCGCTACGGACCCCGACCAGCATCGCCTCAAGCGCCGAAGCCTGGTGCCGGAGGTCGTTCCGCTCGCCACGTAGTCGGTCGCACTCGCTACGGGCGCCGGCGCGCAGCCGTGCCCGGTCGCCACGTAGGAACGCGATGTCCTCGGCCGCGTCGTCGTAGCTGGCGAGCAGGGCGTCCACCTGTACGTCTGCGTCATCCACGCCCGGCGGGGGGCTGGACCGCAGCCAGCGGACCGTCGCGCCGATGTCCTCCCGGTCCCACCCGGGGCCGCCGGCCGGCCCGCTTGCATTTGCCGGCCCGGATTGTAAGTCCGCCGCCGCGCACTCGGCCGCGCTGTCGTGATGCGGACACCACTGAGCCCGGACGTACGCGGCCGGGTCCACCCCGCCGGTCAGGTCCGGCATCGTCCCGGCGTAGCTGGTCAGCGGCGGCTCGGTCGCCGGGCACACCTCGGCGAGGTCGTGGCCCTCCCGTCCGCAGTCGCACCGGTCCGACGGCTCGGTGGGGGGTTGACAGTCCGCGTCGCCGTCCGGCTCCGGGGCGGGCTCGGCCCACGGGGTGAGCGCGCCAGCGTCGATGTGGTCGGCCAGATCCCGCAGCGCGTCGGGGCCGCGGCTTAGCCCGATCGTGGCCAGATGGGCAGCGCCGTACCGCAGCGCGCCGGCCCACACGCGGCGGCACAGCGCATCCTCCAGCACCACCACCGGCACCTGGTCAACGGGGGTCGGGGTCACCGGCTGGCCGGCGAGCGGGCCGGACGCGTGCGTGGCCGGCTGCGGGGTCGGGTCGGTGGCGGTCATCGTGGAGTCTCCTCGGTGGTCGGTAGCTGCTCGCACGCCACACCGTCGCCGTCGACGTCCAGGCCGTGCGGGTCGTCCCGGTCGCGGTCAAGCTCACGCTGCGCGTCGGGGCGGGTGGTGAAGTCGGCGCAGTTCAGGTCGGCCGGTGATGGGCAGCCGGCCAGCGCGAGCAGCGCCACGGCGGCGGCGGCGACGCGGACGGCGGTCATCGGCGCCGGTCCCGGTCGTCCTCGCCGCCGTTGCCGGGGCGGGACCCGTCGCGGACGTAGGCGGCGCCCAGCTCGGCCAGGTGAAGCCACATCCCGCCGATACGGTCGATGTTCATCTCGACCATGGCGACCGAGTCGCTGTTGACCAGCTCGGTCAGCAGCTGCCGGGCGGAGTCGAGCGCATCGGCCCGGCGGTCGGCGTCGAGGTGCCCAGCGTCCAGGTGCCACGGGCACGGGCCGGCGGACAGCGGCCAACGGCAGGAGCCGTCGGCGGTGGCCGCGGTACACCGCGGCGGCTTTTCCGCGGCCAGGTTGACGGTGGTGGTCGGGTCGGGTGGCTGGTGGGTGGTCATCGGGTCTCCGTTCCGGTGGTGATGGCCTTGCGGTGGGCGAGCCGGCTAGGCACGCCAGTGGGCGGACGGAGGTTCCGCCCGCACGGTGGGGGGGTCGAGCGTGAGTGTCTGAGTGTGCGTCTCTATAGACGCACTCGCACACTCAGACGACTGCGCGTCGCGCAGTGGCCGCACAGTCGGCACACTGGCACGGTGGGTATGCAGAATGGAGTTACGGGGACCACCCTCAGTAACGATGGCACCCTCTCGAATGCCGATCTTGATAGCTGCACGGACCGCGTCACGAGAGTGGTCGGACTCGGCCATCCCCCGTTCGATGGCCCGGAAGGACAGCTGAGGCTCCCGGTCGAGCAGAGCCAGCACATCAGCAAGCGCCTCCCGGGCCGCCGAGTCCTTCCGGCTTCCACCGCTGATACTGAGATGGCGAGTGGCCGTATCGAACGCCAGCCCAGTCTCCGGCTGGTCCACGTCCCGCCCGTAGGCGGACAAGAACCGCCCCGAAGCCGGATCATCATCCTGCCGGACCAGTCGCCACTCCACGTCCGGCCAATCACGTAGCCGGGAGTCGCCCCGGGAACGTTCAGCGGCGTGACCCATGTGATGCACCACGCACGCCTCACCGATGTCAGCCTCGGCCAGCAGCGAGTCCAGGGCGACCAAGAACCGGCCGGCTTCGCGGTGTTCGTCCAGACCGAGTGAGTCAAGCACGGGCCGTAGACAGTCCAGCACCAGATAGCTGACCTGCCGCTGGCGTAGCAACGTAGCCCAGCGGGCGCGATTGGCGTGGTCGAGGATGTCGAAGGCGGCCGCCGAGCCACGCATCGGCAACACGATCACCTGGTCGTCATTTTGGATCCTCTGGTCGGCCAGCCATCCGTCCAGCTGGTGGGGCGACATTTCGAAGTCGAGCACCGCTACCGTTCCGACCACCGGCGTGACGGTGTGCTGACCGAGGAATCTGTCCCCGTCGACCAGCGACCGGACCAGGTTGCCGACCAGGGTGGTCTTGCCGGCCTTGAACTGGGCTGCCAGCATGACCCGGGAGCCGGTGGGCTGCCATCCCTCGATCCGGTACGTGGTCTCCAGGCGGGGGCGGGCCAGACGCTCCCGCAGGGTCAGCACCTCCGGCGGGTGGGCGGGTGGTCGTTCCTCGGCGTCGAGGCGCCGCTTCGCTTCACGCCGCAGCCGCTGCTGGGCGATCTCGGCCCGCAGCGCCAGCCCCCATTCGTCAGGGTCGTGCTCGATCTGACCTGCTGGCGCGGTCGCGCTGGTTGTGCCGTTGCTGCGGGCAGGTACGCCGCGTGGTTGTTGGGCGCCACTGTTCAGGCCTGAACGGATGGTGGGGCCGATCTCCCGCGGGTCCAGCCCGACCAGCTCAGCGGCGGCGGTCAGCTCGCGCACCACCGTAATCTCATCCAGCTCTCCGCCGGCGACCAGCTGACCGAGGCAGAAGGCAGCCCGGTTCAGGTTGGCGTTTCGGGTGCCGTTGGTAGCTGATCTCACGCGCTCGATTTCGCCGGCTAGCGCGGTGGCGGCATAGCCCCCACTCTGGCCGAGAGGGTACGGGGCGGCTACCGCGGGCCCTACGGGCGTAGGTGGGTCTGGTCGCGCCCAGGGCGGCACCCAGTCCGGGTGCATCGAGACAGGCCAGGTCTGCGCTGCTTCGGCATCGGGCGGTTCCCACGGTAGCCGTTCGGTCACTCGGGCACCTCCCATGTGTAGACGGTGCTGTAGCCGGAGGTGTTCAACGGGTTGCACCACTGCCACCGGCGTCCGTTCGCACCGACCGACGGCGGGGCGAGCACATACCCTCCGGCTCCGCGGTAGTCAACACCTGGCTTAATCCCAGCTGAGTTGCCGGCGCCGGTCGGCTCGATGTAGATGTGCATCCCGCCGCGGGGCGTGAGCACCCGGCCGGCGTACTGCTCGGGGAATAGTCGGTCACTCTTGAGCATGGCTAGAGACCGGTAGCCGGTTGGGCCGTCGACGTCAATGACGTCGTACCTCCCCCCGGTGGGCAGGCCTATGTTCGCTGCCGGGGTACGTGCCCACCATTCGCGGATGACGTCCGGCTCGGCCGACGCGTCCTGAAATCCGTGGGTGGTGATCGGTCGTTTCCCGCCCGGTTCGCACGGGAACACCGGCATTCCCTGCTCGGCGTACCAGAGTGCAGCGGTCAGTAACGCGCCCGGCTGGTCGAGCCGGGCGCGGACCGCCGTGGCGCGCCGGTCGGCTTCGGCGGCGAGCTGCTCGAAGCGGGGCATGTCGAGGGCGCGTAGGGCGGCGGTCATCGCCTGGTCCAGCTCGGCGTCGGTCATCACGGCCATAGCCCAAGCAGGCTTGCCGCTCCGGCGCGGGTGGCGTGCGCCATCCCGTGGTCGTAGAGGTCATGCCAGTGCACCTCACAGTCGGGGTAGTACTTCGGATGCAACTGACGGGCTGGAGCCTCCGCGCAGCGAATGCACAACAGCCGATCTGTAGAGGCCTGGTCGGGGTAGCCGATCAGCATGTGCGTACGGGTCTTGCCGATGCGTCGCCTGCATTCGACGCAATCGAACGGGGGGGCCGGTTTCATATTCCTACGCCCTTCAGGCCAAGGTCCCCATCGCAATGGGGACAACGCTTCCCGGTGTACTCCTTTGGGGCACGTCGGCCGGACGCATCTACTACCCGCCGATTGCAACCTGAACAGTGCGGGTAGTGCGGCCACGGTGAGGCACGAATCTGGATGTCCGATGCGCCTGCAGCGCGGATTTCTCTCACGTGCCCGCCGCGGCCTTGATGCGCGCGGTGCCGGCCGGGTCCGGTCGGGCTAGTTGGATCAGAACGGCGGCTGTGCTTTGCCGATGTCCGCCGGGCCGGTCACCGTGGTGGCCTGGCGGCTGTCCAGATACGACACCCCGAGCCCGATGTCGGCGTCGGTCGGGTCTTCGATGCGCCACGGTGCGTTCTGCCCCGGCTTGGCCGCGCCCTGCCCGAGCCGGCCCAGCACCCGCTCGCCGATCAGGCTGCGGGTCTGGCCGATCAGCGCACGCGGGAAGATCAGCGTGTCGCGGTACTCCTGGGGGCCGTCGGGCGCGTCGATGATCGTCACATCGGCCCGGACCGCGTCCTTCTCCCCGAGCGTGGTCATGATGCCGGTCTCGAAAGCGTGAGGCTCGACCAGCAACAGCCGGCCCTTGTGCTCGGCCCACTGGATGCCGGTCGCACTGGCCGGCTTCTTGAACGGATTGCTCATTCTTGGATTCCTTCTCTTTCTCCTGCTGGCGCACCCTGCGCCAGAAGCTGTTTCTTACGGCCGGCGGCTGCCTGGGTCCACTCCGCCCGCCAGTGCTCGGCGTGCTGCCGCCAGATCGTCTCTAGGTGCTCCACCGAACCGGCCGCGGCGATCAGCTCCCCAACCGGTGTGAACTGCCGGGCGAACTCGTGCCGGCTGGTGCGCCACTGCCAAACCCGGCTGGCCACATCCACCCCCGCCCGGCCGTCGGCCAGGTTCACCCACCAGATGGCACACTCGCCAGCGCCGGCGGGCAGGTGGATGACCAGCCCCCAGTCGCGGCTGACGGCAAGGTCTTCCCGGCCCCCGGTGTCTGGGCGGTAGCGGGCTGAGCCGGCGTACACCGCGAGTTGCATGGCGATCTTCGCGTGGGCGTAGTCGACCCGACCGGTCTTGATGTCGGCGACGTAGCGCCGCCCGCCCCACGACACGATCCGGTCGAACGTCCCACCGACCTGCAGATCGTCGTCGACCACGAACACCTCCAGCTCCTGCATCACCAGCTCGGCGGTGGCCTGCCGGTAGGCGTCGATGTCAGGCTGTGAGCTTGGTGGGATCGTGACGTCCATGCCACGGTCCAGCTGCTCGGTGATCGCATGCAGCGCGGTTCCGGTGGTGGCGGCGGTGGACTGGCCGGCGTAGTCGGCTGCCTCTTTGCACACCTCGTTGAGCGTGTTCTTGTCTCCGGCAGCAGAGGCGGCTTTCAGAACAAGGTCGGGGCGGGCGGCCATGCCTGCCGCGACGTTGCGCTGCTTCCACAGCTCCAGTGCCCACCGGTCCTCCAGGACGTCGATGAACGTGGTGCAACGCCGATACGGGATCGGTTTGCCACCGGCTGCGGGGATCACCAGTGGGCGTCCCCATCGGTCCCGTGGCACGGTGGGGGCCGGTGGGACTAGTGTCTGGTTCATGTGGACCATCACGGACCTTCCGGTGTGCCGTAGCCGGCGTGGGTGAGCAGCGGACACGCCTGGGCCAGGTGGATGCGGACCGGCCCACGGTCGCCGAAGCACCACCGGCCCAGTCCACCGAGCCCGTCCGTACGGGTGCCGCTCGCGCACAGCGCCTCGTACTGCCAGCCGGGCATGATCGCCCACCAGCGGCCGGCGTTGGCGGCGCCGATGCCCTTGCGCTGTAGCACCAGCACACCCACCTCAGCCTGGGCGTGGACCCGCTCGGTGTCGGTGTCGTTCAGCCAGTCGGACACCTGACTATCACTGGCCAGTCGCGCCGCGGCTCCGCCCTTCACCTCCCAGCAGATGCCGGGGGTACCGGTTATGTCACCCGCGTCCTTTGTGCCGCGCAGCGATCGGCGTTCCGCGTGGGGGAACCCGGCGGTACGTAGGTAGCGGACCACGGCAGTCTCGGCGGCGGTGCCGATGTCCTTCGGCCGGCGGGTGGTCATGGCCGGCCCCGGGTGGACAGTGCGATGACCGCGCCCCGCCACGCCCGGGCGTGGCGCAGGTGCAGCTGGCGGCCGGTGTTGCATGCCGGGCGGGGGCCGCGGGTGATGTCGGGCGCGTCGGAGCAGACGGGGCAGCCGTCGGCGTGCCGGGCGCACGCGGCGGTGGCGAGGGCGAGTACCGCGGTGGCGCTCACGGCCACACCGCCACGATCCGCGTGCCGTCGCCGGCGGCGTGCCGACGGGTGTGGCCATTCCGGCGGGTGCAGAAGTACGGCCACTCCGGGCCGCCGTACACCGCAGGGCAATCACCGTCCGCGGTCAGGTCCGGCGGCAGGTCGCCGTAGTCGACGCGGCGTTTCCGACTGGCCGCGAACGTCCAGCCGCGGGCCGGCGCGCTCACGGGAGTCTCCACGTGCGGGCGTGGCCGGCGAGCTGCACCGGGCGGCCGAGCCGGTGAGCCCACCACGTCGGGTCGAGCTGCACAGCCACCCGGCGGTTGTCGAGCCTGACCCGCCGCCAGTAGGCGGGGATCCGCACGGCCATGCTGTGCCGGCCGTTCGCGGGTAGCGGGTGGCCGGCGGCGTAGGCGGCAGGCCGCTGGTGCTGGTCGGCTTCGCAGTCGCGGCCTTCCCACCAGGGCCTGCAGCGGGTGGAGCCGCAGCTGGGGTTGGGGCACCGGTCGTCGACCGGGCGGGTTGAGCGCCACGGCGGCAGCTCGACCGCCGGCGGGGTGTCGTAGTTGAGCAGCGCCGCGGCGGTGGCCAGCTCGAGCTGGTCGGCGCGGGCCGCACTGCGCCATGCCCAGCCGGCTACCGCCCACCGGGCCACGCGTAGGGGGCTGAGGATCAGGGTCAGGGTGGGGCGCCACTGCCGGGCCGCTGGGGCGCGGGTGGCCGGCGCGGTAGCCCGGCCCCGGACGCCGGACCACAGCCACAGCGCGGCGATTGCCGCGGTGGCTAGCATGACGATCAGCTTCTGGATCATCGACGTGCCCTTTCTTCGTTGGCTTCGCGGAGCACCCGCACGGCGAATCGGCGGACGTGCCAGGTGGACAGCAGCGCCAGGGCAGCGATGATCGCGAGGTACACCGCGACGGCGGCCCAGATGCCGAACTGCTGGAGTGCCACCACGATGCCGGCTCCGGCTCCGGTGCCGGCGCTGAACCAGCGCCAGACCATCCGGTCCAGGTCCCGCTGGAACGGGGTTCGTTTCATGCCCATGCCTCCGATGTGGTGGTTGCGGCGGCGCGTTCCTTACGCTCCCGGCGGAGGCGGGCGCGGCGGGCGCGGTACAACGCCTCAGCCATCTGACAGGCCGCATCGACCGGCTCACCACGCTTACGGTGGCCACGCGCGCCGGTGGTGGTGCCGCAGTTGCTCCGCCGCAACGACTCGTGGTGGCACTCGTGGGAGCAGAACCGCTGGTCGGCGCGGCGGGGCGAGAACAGCCGGGGGCACTGCTCACACAGCCGCATCTTCGTGCTGAGCCGCTCTCGCAGCTGCCCACCCCAGACCCCGTGTGTGGCGTGCTTCTCGTCGGCGTCCTGGCCGCATTCGGCCGTGACTGGGCAGCGGGCGCACACTGCCACCGCCTTGTCCACCTGGGCCTGCGCGGCAGCGGTCAGCTTCTCGCCTGGCAAAAAGAACAGCTCAGGATCCTCGTCGCGGCACGCGGCACGCTTCCGCCAGTCGACGGCGGGTTCAGTGCTGAGCAGCGGGGCTGAGACCCGGTCACGCAGTTGCATGGGTCACCGCCCCGTTGGCTTCGATCTCACGGTCGAGCTGCTGGAGCTCGGCGGCGAGCCGGGCGCGTGCCTGCTCCCGCGTCTCCGCGCTGAGCACGCACATGACGCGGACCGTCGGCGTTTCGTAGATCGGGCTGGTGGCGGTCAGGTAGCGGCGACCGTTGAGCGGCCCCTCGGTGGGCTGGGGCAGGCCGAGCGCGGTGGCGAGCCGGCTCGCGGCGTCGGTGTCGTCACGCTCGCAGTGGAGGGTCAGCGTCGCGTCGACCACGCCGTACACGTGGCGCACGGCAGATGCGACGGTGGCGAGCCGGATGGCGATGTCGGTGCTGGTGGTCATCGTGGTCCTCTCTGAGTGCCGGGCGGCGCGGCGGCGTCGATCGCAGGCACCGCGCCACCCGGCGGGTCCAGGTGGGTGAGCAGCCGGTCGCCGAGCCAGCGTGTGTACGCCGGGGGAATGGCCTGTCCCAGCTCGTGGCGGGTCATCCAGTCGATGCCCATCGCCCGCTGCCGCATGGCCTGCCACTGGGCGCCCCGCATCCGCCGGAGCTGCTGGTTGGGGCCGGCCGAGCCGTTGCTGAGCACGGTCACGACCGGGTCGGGGTGGTGGCACGGCGGACGCAGCGCGGCGACCGGCCACGACAGTTCGAACCAGCGCCGTCGCATGAGTTGAGGCGTCTCGGCGAACATGCAGCCGCACAGCACCAGGTCGGGGCGGATGGGCGAGCCGGGAACGTTCTCGATCACGTAGGGCAGGCCGGCCTCAATCAGCGCGGCGCGGGTGTCCGCCACCAGGTCCGGGTACCTCCGGCCGCGGCGGCGGCTCGCGGCGCTGCCGACGCTGTAGGCCTGGCAGGGCGGCGAAGCTGCAATCGCAGCATATTCGTGTCCGTGCTCCGCGATGTAGCTCAGCGCGTCGGCTTGCACGAACTCGTCGCCGGCGTACCGGGGCTGGGGCCGGTGGTCGACCCCGGTGACGTGCCACCCGGCGAGCTGGTATCCGCGCGCGGACCCTCCGGCGCCACAAAAGGCGTCCAACAATCTTGGCCGGCTCATGGCGCACCTCGCACGGGTGCCCGGCCGGTGCGGTAGGCCACGTGGCCGCGGCGTGCGGGTAGCTGGGTGCCGCCGGCGCGGTGACGGCCAGCGGCGGGTCTCCGGTTGCCCGCCGCCGGCCGCGCCCGGCCCGCCCGGTCTACACCCGGGCGGGAGTTGTGGGCGGCGCCCGCCGCCGCGCACCCCGTGACGGGGGCGGGCGCCGCGGCCCCGGCTGCTACCGCCTGCCAGCGGGAGCCAGGGCGTCCACCCGCCGGCAGGGGGCGCCGGAACGGGCGGAGCAGGGTGGTGGTGGCGTACACCGCGCCGAGTAGCGGCAGCGGCCCGGCGGCGACCAGCAGCGCCAGCCCGGCGACCACACCGGCGAGGATCGCCACGGTGGCCAGGATGGTGGCGGTGGCGGGGTGGGTGACCCACACGGCCACGTGGCGGCGGATCACGGCGCACATCCGTGGGTGCAGCCGAACCAGCCGACCGGCGTGACGGTACTGCGCCGCATCCAGCACCGGTCACAGATGGGGCCGTCCGCGAAGGGCCGCGGGCGGTACGCCAGCCCGGGGCTTGCATTGAGCAGCGCCATCATTCCGGGCACGTATGCCACGGCATCGCCCCGTACCCAGGCGCAAGAGCTGACTCCAGCCATGATCAGCTCCAGTTCCCGGTGAGCAGCACGGCGGCGACCAGCGCGGCGACGAGCAGGAGGAAGGCGGCCGCGTCGCCGACGGTGGCGCTGCCACGGTCGGCGGGCTGCAGCGCGGAGAGCACGGCGGCGCCGGCGGGGGTGATCTCGTACACGGAGTAGCGGGTGCCGGGTACGCGTACGGCGCCGGTGCGGATCAGCCCGCGGCGCCGTAGCGCGTCGATGGTGCCGCTCAGCCGGTAGCCGTGGGCGTAGCCATGGATGTACGGCCGGGCGGGGTGTCCCAGCTCGTAGCGGCGCAGGTCGCCGGCGGCGGCGGCGCGTAGTGCCCGGCGCATGGGTGGGGTGAGCTGGCGGGCGACCTGGGTGGGGTCTGGGGTGGTGGTCATCGGGACGGCTCCTCAAGATTCGTCCGCAGCGGTTTGCGGGGTCCGCCGTTCTGGTGGTCGGGTGGCAGGTCGCCCCGGTCGGTGTGCCAGTCGCCGGCGGCGTGGCGTGGGTCGTCGCGGCGGCGGCCCAGCGGCCCGGACTGGTGGCGGTGGCGGGCCAGTGCCAGCGGGATGAGCAGTGGCAGCAGCAGCAGCCGACGTAGGCAGCCCCGGGGCGGCTTGCCGCCGGCGGCGGCGCGGCCGTGGTTGTGTCCGGTGCCGTAGAGCCGCCCGTCGCGGTAGCCGCGGCGGTAGTCGGGGTGGTCTTTGCGGGACCGGTCGCGGGTCATCGGGCACCCGCCAGACGCTCGCGGGCTTTGCGGATTCGGCTGCACGCTCGGCACCACCGGCGTCCGCTGTAGGTCACGCCCAGGTTGGCGCCGGACAACGGATGGCCGCGCTTACAGTTGGCGCGCTTGCTCGTAACGCCCTTGTACTGCTGGTGCCGCATCGACGGCGGCAGCGGCAGATAGCCGTGCCGGCCGAGGCGGAACCGGATCGCCCCGTGCGTAACGCCGAGCTGCTTACCAATCATGTAGACGGACACGCCACGGGTATGAGCTGCGGCCAGCTCTGCGGTGAACTGCGTCGACAGATGCCGCAGCGGATCGTCGGCCGGGGTCGCCCCGTTGACCGCACTGACGGCCCTGCACATTCGCCGAAGGCGGCTCACTTCCTGTCTGCTCAGCGTGGGCGGAGACGTCGGCGGAGGTGTGCCCGGCGGCTGGGGGTCGGGCCTGTGTGGCGGCGGCGGGATGTCGACGCCGTGGGCGTGCCCGGTGGCGCCGTTGGCGAGCTGCCGGACACGCTCACGGCTAACCCCGAGCGGCTGGGCCAGGGCCACGTAGGTCCAGCCCTCCTGTGCTGCTAGGCGCAGGGCCATCGGCAGCCGCGGGTCCCGGTTGTGCCGCAGCAGCCGGAGCGTGACCGCGAAGCCGTCGGGGACTACCTGGTGGAAGGCGTTGACCGGTCGAACCGGGGTTCGACGCAGGGTGCTCCTGATGCTCATCGCGACCACCTCGGTCCGTCGGGTCCGCCCGGGTGGGGCGTCGGCTTCGGCCAGCCGTCGTGAGGGTCGCGGTCCGGGTCGGGGTTGGGCTTGGGCAGCGCGGTCAGGGTGGTGGCCGTGGCCAGGAGCAGCCCGGCGGCGAGCAGCGTCCAGCCGGCCAGCGACCAGCCGATCAGCGCGGCGGTCATGACCCACCACCGGCGATGTCGATCAGCGTCGCGGCGGCGAGGAACGCGGCGATGGCGATGAGCCACAGCGCGACGGCGATCAGCGCGGCGGACAGCCAGCGGCTCACCGGGCACCCCCCGGGCTCCGGCCCAGCGCCGCCCGGGCGCGGTCGATTGCCACGTCCAACGTGGCCCGGCTGCCCGCGATCCGACCGATCTGCTCGCCGTGCGACGCAAGCCACTCGGCCAGCTCCCGTAGCGGGTCCGGCTGTGAGGTAGTCAGACTCTGCTCCGTACACCGCCCCGACGGGTCGTCATGCAGCAGCGGCGCCTCGCCACATCCGGGGCAGGGGATGCCAGCCGGGTCCGCCACGCCGGTGGTCGGGTGGGCGCTCATCGCTGGCCCCCCGCCGCGGCCACGTCGCGCTGCAGGTCGGCGATCTCAGCCTCAAGGCGCCGCCGCTCCGCGCGCAGCTTCTCGGTGCCGGTGTGGGCGAGCATCAGCGCCACCGGCAGCGCCACCGGCCAGGCCACCAGGCAGGCGAGTGCCGCCCAGAGGGCACGGGTGAACGCGCCGGTCCACCCGTTCTCCTTCGTGTACCGGTGGCCGTACTCGCCTCTGCGCTCGACGAGGCCACGCCGGGACTGGTGGCCGAGGATGCGTACGAACACGGCCCGGCCGATGATGGCGCCGATGATGAGCCAGCCCCAGATGACCAGTAGGGGGATCATCGCTGCCCCCCCGCCGGCTCGGTGAAGCGCGCGGCGATCGCAGGCGACACCACATTGCGGAACCACGTGGTCGCCTCGATGCCGCCGGAAACCAGCTCGTCCAGCCGTTCGTAGCCTTGGTGGACCTCGGAAGTGAACTCGTTCAGCCACTTCCACTCGATGCCACGGGCGTCCAGCCACTCGCCAAGCCCAGCGACGAATGCCGCGTGTAGGTCGCCACACCCAGTCCGGCTCGGCCCCCGGTAGCCGTAGGCGGTATCGATGGACACCTCGGCCCAGCACGCCGGCTTGTGCTCCGACGTGTCGCATATCGGCTCAGCCAAGTCGTAGTAGTCACAGTCCGGGTGGTTGCAGCGCTCGTGAACGGCGGCGTCGTCGGGCGTTCGGTACATGCCACCTGGCCGGTAGTGGATCATCAGCCAGCCGGGCAGGTCCTGTCCCGGTTCATTGCTGATCGTCCACGGGCTGCCGGGCTCTACGAAGCTCTTGCCGTCACGCCATGTCTCGTCCTGCGTATCGGTCGACTTCTGCTGTGCTGGCTCGCGGCCCTGTTCATCGGTGATGCTGATCAGCCGCTGGCACTCAAGGAAGAGATCCTGGACGTTGACCGGGCTGGTGACGTAGACGCGGGTGTCGAGGGTCATCGCTGGCCCCCCGCCGGCTCGTCGGTGCTCGGCTGCTCGTCGCGCAGCTGGATCAGCGCGGCCTTGATCGCGTCCTGTAGCTCGACCAGCGAGCCGGCGCGTTCGGCCGCGTCCTTCACCCGTCCGGCGAAGCCGGCGTAGGCCATCAGCTCCTGCTGGGCGCTCATCGCGCACCGCCCGCCGGCTCGGCCGCGGGCTGGGCGGTGAACCACAGCCGGAGCGACTCGGCGTTGATTGAGATGTCGGTCCGGTCGGTGATCTCCCGGGCTAGGTCTCGCCAGCTAGTTGGCGGCTTGAACGGCGGGCCGTCCACCGCGCGACGCTCGCGCACGAACTCCAGGAGTGGAACTCCTAGCGCCGCCTCGATGAGGCGGTACCGGTCGGAGGGTTGGGTCATAGCTAAAGAGTTTGGCACTGCCAAGCATGCTTGGCAAGGTGAACCGTGTCCCCCGTTCGGGTAGTTTGGTGTGGCCAAACTGCCTAGGGACCATTGCCAAACTTCTTGCAAGTGGCAATACTCTTGGCATGGAGGAAGTGACAGCTATACGGCACGAGATCCCGCCGGACCAGTTCCGCTACCGCGTGCTTCTCGCCCGTCTCCACGCTGGCCTGACCACTCGCGAAGCGGCCGACCGCTGCGGCACCAACTCGGCTAGCTGGTCAAACTGGGAGCGCGGCACCATGCCACGCGACCTGCTGAACACCGTAAACAAGATCAGCGACGGACTCGGGATCGACCGGGATTGGCTGCTGTTCGGTGGCCAGCTGGCAACCGAGCGTCGACACCCGCGCGACCTTAATCATCGTTCTGGCCACATGCCCGAAAGTATGAGCCCCCGCGCCAGCACCCACCCCGCCGGCTCAGCCGTACGGACCGCACCCGCATCCACCACCCGGACATCCCGCCGACCCACAGCCACCACC